ATCACAGAAAAAAAATTAGAAAAAAAAAATTAGAAAATAGATAGGGGGGAGGGGTCAAAATCACCCCTATACTAATTAGAAAGGTGGGAAAGGTAGTAAAAAAAAAAGAGAAAATTATTTTTCCTATAAATTTTTCATTTATATATTTGCATATATCAAAACTTTTATCTACCTTTGCATCCCAGTAGAGGTTAATGGTGGATTAACCTCCCACCCATGAGGTTAAAAAGTAATGGGTCAGAAGTTGGGTTAGTACTCTCACACTTACATAGAGAGGAGGTTGTCCCCAATACTACTAAAATTGCTACTATATAAATTAGATTGCATGAGCACATCCACCTGAGAAAAGGCACAGGGAATCATGCTATAGGGGTATAATCAAGAACGGGTCTAATGAAGTTAGTAGTTAAAAGGAGATTAGAAATAACTCTTATGAAGCCATAACAAAGCTTCAGGGATATTACTATATACAAGAATGAAGGAGATAAGTAATTACATTAAGGATTCTATTAAATGGTTATGGCAGTTTCCACAGAATATACTTGCTCTATGTATAGAGGGTGTATTGTGCCAAGCTGCATATAGAGAAGGTAAGGCAGATGGCAATACTATTATAGTGAATAGTACTCTACCTTCAGCCATGTCTTTAGGAGATTATCTCTTTGTGAATCCTATGTCATCACAAAAATCTATTCAACATGAATGTGGTCATAGTAAGCAATCTGATATATTAGGTCCACTATATTTGATAGTAATAGGAATCCCATCATTACTGCATAACATAGTACATTACCTATGTAGTAAGATAGGAATTAAATGGAACTACTACAGTTTTTATACTGAATCTTGGGCTAACAAGTTAGTAGGAATTACTTGAAAGAATATAGATAAGACCTAAAATCAAGCCTAACTTTACTCCTTCAAGACAAGAAAATGGTACTTGAATTGAAAATAATTGGAGAAAAGCTTGCACAATTCAAATATTTTGCTCACCTTTGCAGTGCAATTAAGGAAAATTGGTTTTAGGAAATTTCCATTTATTAGGAATGTTACTTTAACCAGTTGTTTTAAGGTAACATTCCTTTTTTATTGCCCCATAGTATAGTTGGTTATTACACGGGATTTTGGCTCCTGTAACATAAGTTCGAGTCTTATTGGGGTAACAATAGTAATAGAGAAGATGCCCTCTTAGTACAATGGATAGTACATGAGTCTTCTAAACTTAGAATATAGGTTCGATTCCTATAGAGGGTACTAAATGTTGGGTTAGATGAAGTGGTTAAGTCACCACACTTTCAATGTGGAGATTATGGGTTCAAGTCCCATACCCAATACAAATAAATGGAGCTATCTACTAAGGGTTAGGTAACTGCCCTCTCAAGGCAGAAATTTGGGTTCAAATCCCAATAGCTCTACAACTTAGGGTGTGTAGCATAGTGGTTAATGTGCCTGACTGTCAATCAGGAGATTGGGGTTCAATTCCCCCACATCCTGCTAATCCACTTTTAATCTACTAAAGTCCTATCCTACAGAGGTAGGTAGGCAAATGGAGAGGTAACTCAGTGGGACTGGGAACTGTCTTGAAAACAGATTGAGCAGTAAAATGCTTGGGGGTCGGGACCTCATCTCTCCGCAATAATAGGTGTTCTTTGACATATTGGTGAAGGAAAATGGAGAGTAAACCTAAGAGGTCTTAGGGACTGTCTGCTAAACAGATTGTACTAGTAATGGTATGTGTTTCAAGTACACTGCTCTCCGCAATATATAGTAGTAGCCTAATTGGTGGGGCACTGCATTTGGGATGCAGAGGATGCAGGTTCGAGTCCTGTCTACTATACTAATGGGGTTTGTGGTGTAATTGGCTAACACACCTCCCTTGCAAGGAGGAGTTCAGGGTTCAAGTCCCTCATTCTCCACACTATGTTTTCATGTTTTCATAATGTTGAGCTTTTGCTTGGACCCTCTTTTGGGTAGTTAGAGGTTAAAGAAACTACCCTATCAATGCTCCTTAGTTCAGTGGTTTAGAATAGTTCCCTTACAAGGAAAAGGTCATTAGTTCGATTCTAATAGGAGCAACATAATGGGGATGGAGCTTATATGGTACAAGCTACTGACTGTTAATCAGAAGAGAGTAGGTTCGAGTCCTACCTTCCCCGCAAGAACTTTTGCAAGGAGTTCAGTCAAGTAGCTTGCAATACTTGATGCCATCATTTCTGAAAGTTCTCTGAGTGCAATAAGGAGAAGTAATCAATGATTTGATGTTTTAGCAGGTTGGAGAAGTAGTAATCTTGCCCCACTCATAATGGGGAGACCAGTGGTGCAAATCCACTACCTGCAACTATAAATTGGTACTTAGTTTAATGGTAAAACCTCAGACTCCAAATCTGAAAGATGAGTGTTCGAGTCATTCAGTACCTGCTATATTGGCATATCTTCTAATGGTCAGGAAGCTACTCTGATAAGGTAGTAATCAAGGTTCAATTCCTTGTATGCCAACTATGATTAGAAAATATTTAAGTAGTAGAGGCAAGAGAATAGTTCTTATCTGTAAACATTGTGGTAAGGAATTTGAAACCTTGCAACTAAAGGCTAATGCAGGTAGAGAAAAGTTCTGTAGTAGGGAATGTTATAACCAATACAGAAAGGAATGCTGTACCAGCATAAAAGAAAGGAACATTTTATATCAGAAAAAGTCTAAATATGGTTTAACAGAAGAGGAATATAAGGGTCTATTTGATGCACAAGGCAATAAATGTTCTATATGTGGGACTTCTTTTGAAGTTACTAAAGCTTTTGTAGACCATGACCATAAAACAGGAGGGGTAAGAGGATTGCTATGTTCTCAATGCAATACATTACTTGGGATGGCTAAGGATAATACTGAGGTATTAGAAGCTGCTATTCAATACCTTAGAAATAGCTGATGTACTTCAATGGTAGAAGGCTGCTCTCATAAGGCAGTAGTTGAAAGTTCGAGTCTTTCCATCAGCACTGTGTTAGTAGCTCAGTCAGGTAGAGCAGAGGATTGTGGCTCCTTATGGCATGGGTTCAAATCCCATCTAACACCCCAATATACTGGCATATCCCCTCTGTCTTATACACAGAAGAAAGGGTAATAGGTTGCATGTGGGTTCAAGTCCCTCTGCCAGTACTATCTTGGAGTACCAGAGTGGTTTAATGGCACAGACTGCAAATCTGTTGATTCGTGGGTTCAAATCTCACCTCCAAGTCTTATGCTCCTATAGCTGAATTGGTTAAAGCACCTGTCTCTTAAACAGGGGATTCAAGGTTCAAGTCCTTGTGGGAGCACAACCTCAACCTTGGCAAATATTCCCCCAAAGCATTGATGGTGGATGCTCTGGACTTTTAATCCTGAGAGTAAGGTTCGACTCCTTATGGGGGAACATAACATATTATTAACTCCAAATTTTAATGTTATGAGAAAGGTTATTTCATTAATTAAGAGAGGTGCTAAGGCATACTTTAGACAAGCTGCTAAGACTTATGCTTGGACACCTACAGGAACTATTCCAGTTGGAATATAGTTCCTTTGATGCTGGAGTGAATAATAAATATTGTATGGGGTAGCTTTAATGTGGTGAATTAGTGTGGACTGTAAATCCACTGCCTCAGGCTGTTTAAGGTTTGATTCCTTTCTGCCCCACTTCAATAGAAATCTTTGTCCTTGACTTATGGAAGGTGATGTGGGTAGAGACACAAATAAGTCATTATGGGTGCTGGGCAGGTATGGTTACATTGCGGAGGACTGAAAATCCTTAGAACAAAGTTCGATTCTTTGAGTACCCACTATATACTCCTGTGGTGGAATTGGGATACACACTGACCTCAAAAGTCAGGGCTTGGAATAAAGATTAAGAGTTTGACTCTCTTCAGGAGTACTTATAATGCCCTCTTGGTGGAATTTGGTAGACACGCTGGATTTAGGCTCCAGTATGAAGTAATAGTAGTGTAAGAGTTCGAGTCTCTTAGAGGGTACTAAAAATAATTAGGAAAATATTTGATAGTTCCAATTATTTTGCTTAACTTTGAACCATCAAAATAAGAGAATATGTTTGAAGAAGATAGCCTATTTACTCCAATGGAATCAAGCAGAAGTACAGAAGTATCTGGTTCTCAGTTCTTTATTAACTTCTTAAATCAACTTGAAGGTTGGAAGACTAAGTGTAAGAACTTGCATTGGGCAGCACCTAAGAAGAATATCCATGTATATCTTGATGAGTTCCTTGATATATTGTCAGACTATCAGGATGGTCTTGCAGAAGGATATATGGGAATACTTGGTAAAATGCAACCTAATGCTATCAAGGGAACTCCAAGTGATGCACTGAATGCTTTTGACTTTATAAGTGAAGTTAAGTCTGCTACTATTGCATTTTATGATAAGATTCCTCAAGAGACTGTTTATAAAGGTATAGCATCTGAGTGTGAGACCTTTATTCAGAATATCAATAAGTATGACTACTTATTCCACTTATGTGATATAAGACCTTATTGACAAGAGATGCTCTCATGGTGAAATGGTAGACACAACAGACTTAAAATCTGTCAATCAGCAATGGTTGTCTGGGTTCAACTCTCAGTGGGAGTACCATTTGCCTCCTTAGTGTTAATGGTTTAGCAAGCCTGTCTTGTAAACAGGAAGAGAGGGTTCAAATCCTTCAGGAGGCTCTATAATGTAGGTATGGTGTTAGTGGTTAGCATATGACATTGCCAATGTCAAGGGGTCAGTTCAAATCTGATTATCTACTCAAATGCAGGTATAGTATAAAGGTTAGTATGTAACACTTCCAATGTTAATGTGTGGGTTTGATTCCCACTATCTGCTCAAATATACATCGTGGGGTAGTGTAATGGAAACATGCAAGGCTCATAACCTTGAGAAGCAGTAATACTGTGTTGGTGGTTCAAGTCCACCCTCCGCAACTAATTTAGATAATATGGAAGAGATAGAAAAGGCAAAGATGACAAGGACCAAAAAGACCAATGGTTCAGAGGTTCATCAAGTTATGGCTGCATTAACTGATACTACAATCAGAGGTATTGTAAGGTCAGCCAATGAGGAAGGAATTAAGAGAGAGGATATAGTTTCTCTACTTAAAGAAAATGGTCAGTTTGTATTAATCTACTTTAGATAAAAACATTATGGAAATGGAAGAGCAGAAGACAATAGAGAGACCCTTGATGAGTGAAGAGGAGTTCAAGGATTATATGGAGAAGAATAGAGTAGATATTGTGGGAGATTTCTATGGAAAAGGTATTCTTCACCTAAGAACTTATGAAGCAGTAAGCAAGTTCAAGTCTGTAAGGAGAGCAATCAAAAGAGGTCATGTATCTCTTGATGGTATTATCTTCCCTAAGAGACCTTTCAATAACAAAGCTAATACTTGTAAGAGAAAGGGACACCACAGTAGAACTATTAATGAAAGAAAGAAGATGATTTATGAGCAACTTAAACACAGAAAATCAGCCTAATGATTACAATGAAGTGCCAGTATTATACTGCAAGCATTGTCTATCATTGAATATTAGGAACATTCCGAGAATGGAGGATTCAGATTACTGTGATGAGTGTGGCTCCACTGATATAGGAGAATGTTCAATAGAAGAGTGGGAGACTCTATACAAGAATAGATATGGACATAAATTCCTTGAAGAGTATTAACAACTTAATTACAAATTAAAATGGAAGAGCAGAAGGGAAAGGTTGTAGAGATGCAACCAACAACAAAGGAAACAGAGAGACCTGAAAAGATGTCTTATGAGCAGTTAGAGAACATAGCTCATCAGCTTAGTGAGCAGGCTAAGCAGTTATATATGAAGCTGCAAGCTGCTAATATGGGTAACATGTTCAAGAGACTTGACTACTTGTTTAAGGTAGTAGAGAATGGACATATATTCAAGCAAGACTTCCTTGAGAAATGTATTGCTGAGATTGAGGAGCTTATGACAGTTCCTGAAGAGGTTGAGGAAGATAATAAGGAAGAGGAAACACCAGATATTAAAACTGAAGAGTAAGTTACAAGATGAAGAAACCTAATAACATAGTTAGAGTACCATGTTCTTTAAGTGGAAGCTTCTTCAGGTATTGGTTCAAATTCTTGGAGCCTTTTCATAAGCTAACTGATAGAGAGATTGATGTAATTACATCCTTTGTCAAGCAAAGATATGAACTCAGTAAAGTTATCAAGGATAATGAGATACTTGATAAGGTTACAATAAGTGAAGATACAAAGAAGAAAGTAAGGGAAGAGTGTAATATCACTCTCCCACACTTTCAGGTAATTATGGGCAAGCTAAGGAAGAATAAAGTTATCATTGATGGTAAGATTAATTCAAGGTTTATTCCCAACATTGATGAAGAGACTGGCACTTTCCAACTATTGTTACTTTTTGAATTGAAATGAATTATCCTGATATAATTGGTAAGGTTTCTGAAGAGTTGGATTTACCTAAAGAAGTGGTATATAAAACATATAAGGCATTTTGGTTATTTATTAACCAATCTATACAGTCCTTGCCATTAAAGGAGAATCTTAATGAAGAGGATTTTGCTAAGTTGAGAACAAATTTCAACATTCCATCACTGGGTAAACTGACTTGCACTTATGATAGGATGTTAGGTATGAAAAAGAGACTCAAGTTTATTAAGCAGATAAGGGAGAAGAAATGAAGAAATTGTTTATTAGTCAGCCCATGAAGGGTAAGACAAATGAAGAAATAGAAGCTGAAAGAGCCAAAGCTGTGGAAGAGGCTAAGACAGTACTCAATGATGATGTAGAAGTGATTGATAGCTTCATCAAAGATGCACCAGTAGATGCAAGACCTCTGTGGTTCTTGGGTAAATCAATTGAGCTATTATCTGTAGCAGATGCTGCATATTTTGCTAAAGACTGGGACAAATATAGAGGTTGTAAGATTGAGCACTCTTGTGCTGTAGAATATGGTATAAAAGTTATTGAGTATGTTGAAGGTTAAGAAAATAAAGCCAATGTTCACTGCACTTATCACTACAATGGATAAGTATGAACATGATGTAATTACAAGAGGTGGTCTAATTGATACTACTAAGCAGCAGGGTGGATTAAAAGAATATCAAACTGTACTTGCAGTAGGTAGTTCAGTAAGAGATATAAAGGTAGGTGATATAGTGTGTGTAAACCCTACAAGGTTTGCAGTAAGAAAACATCAAGCAGGCACTCTTAAAGATGGAATTGTAACTGACAATCCTGTTACTACTTACAATTTTGATGTTGTTGAGATGGATGGAAAGCAGTGTCTATTGCTACAGGATAGGGATATTGACTTCATTATTGAAGAATGGGAAGAGATTCCAGATACTCAGCCACAAGTATATGTGCCAGACAAAAAGCTTATTGTTTAAGACTTGTTCTTGCTGTAATAGAACTTTGCCTATAGATAACTTCTACATTAGAAGTTATAAAGATAAGAATGGCAACATCCATAAGTATTCTGATTCTAAGTGCAAAGATTGTAAAAATGCTTACAGTAGAAATTACAATAATGTGAATAAGGATACATTAAAAAGTATCCATAAAGAGTGGAGAGATAAGAATAAAACAAAAGTCAAATCTTATAGAGACAAGTGGAGAAGAGAACATCCAAACTACTCTAAAGAATGGGCTGAAAGAAATAAGTCTAAAATTAGACTCTCACAGATTAAGTATAATTATAATTTAACTGAAGAAGAATATGAAGCTTTACCAAAAGCTTGTGAAGTATGTGGAAGTACAAAGAACCTATGTATAGACCATAGCCATATTACAGGAAAGGTTAGAGGAGTATTATGCTCAAGATGTAATTCAGCTCTTGGCTTACTGGGAGATAGCAAAGAAGTCATACTAAAGTTGGCTTCATATATAGAAAAGCAGTAGTGAAAACTACTGCTTTTTTTTTTGAAAAAAAAAAGTTATGATAAAATTATTCAAATATGAGGGTTACAAGATAGTAATATCTGAGGAAGCCTTTGCTCTTAAACCATTTAGACAGATATGGCAAAGAGATAAGACTGTTAATAAGGATAAGGCTATTATGGAACTTGGCTTCATATACTTCTTCTGTGACCCAAGAAGTGACTATCAATACCTTGTAGATGACAAGGAGAGAATGGAAGCTATTAAAGAGGGAGAGGGATTACCTCCTAAATGGGAACCAGACAGGATAGTAACAGAAGCAATAGAATTTTATAAATCATTTAAGCCAATCTCTGCATTACTCCTTGAAGACACGAGGTTTATGGTTAATAAGTTCAGAGCAAAACTGAGGGAGTTGGACTTTGACAGTCTTGAAGTTAAGGAGTTCAAGGAGATTACAGCCATTGTAAAACAGATTACACCTCTCATTAGAGATTTGGATGAGGCTGAGAAAGCACTTAATTCTGAAATGAGAAGTTCAGGTAAGATGAGAGGACAGGGAGAAAAGACTATATTTGAGGATGACTTAGCATTGTAACTATGAAAGCAGAAGATATTATAGAGGGTCTTAATAAACATATTGAGACAAGGAGAAGTGAGAGAGGAATTGGGAATGTAGGACACATGGTGTTGCAGAAGGAAATTATGCCTCATTCCTCATTCAAGGTTTATAAGATTTATAAGTACACTCTCTGGTTTACCAAGAGAGGTAAATCTTATAGAGTAATAACAGTGCAACATACTGCTAAGGTTCCTGATGGTCAGGAAGAGAATATGTTAAGAGAGATGAATATCATGTTGAGTACATTAATATTCAATTGGATAGGCTCTGATTTTTATGAAGCAGTTATAAAGGGAGAATATAATGGAGTTTCAGAAAATACCAATGAATAAATGTGGAATTTACATGATTACCTCTCTGTCTGGTAAATCCTATATAGGAAGAAGCCTGAATTTGAAAGAAAGACTTAATAAATATAAGAATTTACTATGCTCAAAATAAAGACTGGGTGAAAGAAAAGAAATCTTTAACACATAGGAGAAGAGTTGTACAATTATCAATCAATGGGGAAGTTATAAAAGAATGGTACTCTATTACAGAAGTAAGTAAAACTTTAGGAGTCAATGCTTCTGGAATTAGTCATGCTTGTAAAAATGGAGGAAAATCACATGTATATAGGTGGAAATACATTTCCTAAGATGAATAGGTTTCAAACTGAGCTAACTGAGGAATTGGTTAATAGCCTTCCTCAGGAAGTTCAGGACCAGTTATTTGATATTATAAATAATGTAGAGTTTGTCAAGAGATTGATAAGCCCTACAAGAGAATATGCTAAGGATAGACCAAGGGATGATAGGGGTAGAATCATTGTAGACTTGGCTAATCCTCATATATTAGAGGATATGGATTACTTCAGACCATCTGCTATACATTATGAGAAGTATGGTACATTTACTAACCTTAGACCTAATGCCAACCCTAATAGTGAATATGGTAAGTGGGTAAGAGAGGAAAGAAGAAGAATCTGGGATGGTTATGTAAGGGAAAGTGATGGAGAATGGACCACAGGATATATGTATTGGTTCCTTAACTATTCTCCTATGATGCTCTCTAAGATTAGAGAGTATAAGGATAAGAATGGTAAGAAGAGAAAGTCCAAAAGAGCTGATAGAGTAGAGGCACTACCTGAATGTTGGGAAGGCATCTATTGGAGGTTCCATTGCTTAGACCAAGCATCAAATGGTGGCTTGTATAATAACTTTGAGGGAGGTCAGCACATGGCTGAGCTTGCTTCCAGAGGTAAAGGTAAGTCATATAGTCTTGCATCTATACTTAACCATATTTTTGTAGTAGGTGAGAATGAGGAAGCACATGAAAAGGTAAAGGGTATAGTGACTGCCTACCAGAAGGAGTATCTTACTAAGGATGGTGTCCTTAACAAGTTTGTAGATATGGCTAACTTCTGTGCAACCAATACCCAGTTTCCAAGAAAGAGATTAAAGAACTCTTTGCAGGAAATGACATGGATAATGGGGTATAAGGATGTAGAGTTGGATATTGAAAGAGGTACTCAGAATACAGTACTTGGAGTATCATCTAAGGATGATGAGTCTAAGTTGAGAGGTAAGAGAGCTGCCAAGATTCTTATTGAAGAGTTTGGTACATTCCCAAGATTAGTTGATTTGTATAATGTGCTTTTACCTTCAGTACAGGAAGGTGATATTGTCTTTGGACAAATCTATATGTTAGGTACTGCTGGTGACAATGAATCAGACTTTGCTGGTGCTCAGGAAATCATGTATAACCCTAAAGGTTATAATATGTATGCTTTACCTAATGTATTTGATAAGTACAACCAAGGTAAACCTTACTTTGTATTCTTCTTTCCTGGCTATGTAAATAGAAAAGGATGTTATAATGAGAATGGTGTATCTGATGTAATTAAGGCTCTAATTGAAATTCTTATGAATAGGTATAGGGTAAAGTACAATTCTACTGACCCTAATACTATTATTAAGACTATTGCTGAGGTTCCTATTACTCCTGCTGAAGCTATTGTTAAGACAGGTGTAAATATGTTCCCTGTAGCTGACTTGACTGAAAGAATAGGTCAATTGGATGCTAATCCTACAGAGTATGATGATGTGTATGTAGGTGATTTGGTATTCAATAAAGATGGTCAGGTGGAGTATAAACCTACCTCTGCTACACCTATTAGGGATTTCCCACATAAGGATAATAAGATAGGAGGTGCTATTGAAATATATCAGTTACCTAAGATTGATAGGAATACAGGCAAGCCATACAATGATAGGTATATATTAGGTGCTGACCCTTATGATGATGATGAATCAAATACTATGTCTTTAGGTTCTATATTTGTACTGGATTTATGGACAGATAGGATAGTAGCTGAATACACTGGAAGACCTCCTTTTGCTGATGATTACTATGAGATTTGTAGAAAGCTTTGTCTATTCTACAATGGCAGGCTGAACTATGAGTACAATAAAAAAGGTCTATTCTCTCACTTCTCGACAAGAAATAGTCTCTATCTTCTTACAGATGTTCTTGATTTCTTAAAGGAAAAGCAGATGATGAAAGATGGCTATGGTAACAAGTCAAAAGGTACTAATGCCTCTCCTGCCATTAATGCTTATGCAAGGAGTAGATTGAGAAGCTGGCTATTAGCTCCAGTTCCTATTATGCAAACTATTGATGGAGAAGAGAAAGAGGTAATGGTTCCAAGACTATTTACTGTGAGGAACAGAGCACTGCTGAAAGAGCTTATTAATTACAACTCTGAGGGTAACTTCGATAGAATATCTGCTATGGGTATGCTGATGCTTCTAAGAGAAGATAGAATGATAAGATACCAAGGAGATGTTAGTAAGGAAAAGCAGGAGAGGGCTAATAATAGCTATGATGGTAATGACCCATTCTTCAAGAGGAACTATGACTTTAGGTTTAGTCAGTAAATTTAGTAAAAATGGAGACTGATGGTTAATAAATTACTTATATACTTGCATAGGTCAAGGATTTTACTTACCTTTGCACAGTAATTAAATTGAAGTATGGAAGATAAGGCATACATAGTATATCTGCATATAAATCCTAAGAATAAGAAGGTATATGTTGGTACTACAAATCAAGATGTATATAGAAGGTGGAAAAATGGGCATGGATATACTAATAGAGAGATTTAGCAAAGCTGTACTTCAATTAGATTCAAATGATAATATTATTAATAGATTTTCCTCTGCTTCAGAGGCAGAAAGACACTTAAATGGTAAAGGCAGCCACATAAGCTGTTGTTGCCTTGGAAAGAGGAAAACTGCTTATGGATATAAATGGAAATATGAGTAATTTTATAAATTTACCACCACAGCAGTTACCCTTTTCAAAGAAAAATAGAAAATGGAGGGCTGCTCACTTGGACTGGGCTGATTCTAAAACATTCTTCAATTATAGTTTGGTAAGGAAGTCTGTGATACATAAAAAGATAAATTATGACCTCCTTAATGGTAAACTACACATGAGTGACCTTGAGATGATACTGAATCCTGAAAAGCTACAGGCAGGTTTCATACCTGATAGGATTCAACACTATCCTATTATGAATAGTAAGTTGAATGTGCTTAGAGGTGAGGAAAGCAAGAGAGTCTTTGACTTCAAGGTAGTAGTTACTAATCCTAATGCTATTACAGAGATAGAGAATAACAAGAAGCAAGAATTACTACAGAAGCTACAAGAATGGGTATCTAATACTTCTCAGTCAGAAGAAGAGGCTAATCAAGAGCTTGAAAAGATAAATGACTATTACAGCTATGAGTGGCAGGATATGAGGGAAATAAGGGCAAATGCCCTATTAAACCATTATGTAAAGGAGTTGAATATTCCTTTAATGTTCAATCAGGGATTCATGGATGCAATGGCAGTTGGTGAAGAGATTTATCAATGTGATATTGTAGGAGGTGAACCTACTATTGAAAGATTGAATCCACTCAAAGTAAGAATCTTTAAGTCAGGATATAGCAATAAGATTGAGGATGCAGATATGATAATCCTTGAAGATTATTGGAGTCCAGGCAAGGTCATTGATACCTATTATGATGTATTGACAAAGAAAGATATGGAGTACATAGAGAAGATGCCTGACCATGTAGGTCAAGCTGCTACAGACTCTATGGATAATATTGATGAGAGATATGGCTTTGTCAATAATCATATGATAGGGGATGAAATAAGTACAGAGGGATTCTTTTGGGACCCATTAGGAGGATATGATGGAGTTAATAACTCACTTCTTCCTTATGATGTTGCAGGAAACTTGAGAGTACTTAGAGTATATTGGAAGTCAAGAAGAAAGATTAAGAAGGTAAGAAGTTATGACCCTCAAACAGGTGAAGAAGTATTTAACTTCTACCCAGAGACTTATGTAATAGATAAGGATGCTGGAGAGGAAGAGCAGATATTCTACATCAATGAAGCATGGGAAGGAACTAAGATTGGTACAGACATTTATGTCAATATGAGACCAAGAGTAGTTCAATATAACAGATTAAGTAATCCTTCAAGATGTCACTTTGGAATTGTAGGCTCTATTTATAACCTTAATGACAACAGACCATTCAGCTTGGTGGATATGATGAAGCCATATAACTATTTGTATGATGCAATACATGATAGATTAAATAAGCTGATAGCAAGAAACTGGGGTTCATTGGTGAGATTAGATTTTGCCAAGAAACCTAAGGGATGGGATGTAGAGAAATGGTTATACTATGCAAAGACTATGGGTCTTGCAGTAGAAGATAGCTTCAATGAAGGTAATGTAGGTGCAGCTACAGGTAAACTTGCAGGTGCATTAAACAATGCTTCTGCTGGTGTAATTACAGCTTCTGATGGCAATCAGATACAGCAATACATTAATCTTCTTGAATTTATCAAGATGGAAATGGCAGAAGTTGCTGGTATTACTAAGCAAAGAGAAGGTCAGGTAAGTAATAGAGAAACAGTAGGTGGAGTAGAGAGAAGTATGATGCAGTCTTCTCACATTACAGAGTGGCTATTTGTAGTACATGAGGATGTCAAGAAGAGAGCATTAGAGTACTTGCTTGAAACAGCTAAGATAGCATTGAGAGGCAGAAGCAAGAAATTCCAATACATCTTATCAGATAATTCAATGAGAGTTATGGAAATAGATGGTGATGAATTTGCAGAAGCTGATTATGGTCTTGTAGTAGATAATAGCAATGGCATTCAAGAATTAAACTCAAAACTTGATACCTTAGCTCAGGCAGCATTGCAGAACCAAAATCTATCATTCTCAACTATTATGAGGCTATTTGGCTCATCTTCACTTGCTGAAAAGCAGAGACTTGTTGAAAAGGATGAAAGAAACATTCAAGAAAGACAGGCTCAAGCCCAGCAACAGCAATTGCAGGTACAGCAACAGGAGATAGAACAGAAGGCTCAGATGGAACAGGCTAAAATGCAACAGGAAGATGTCCTTAACCAAAGAGATAATGAGACAAAGATTCTTATTGCACAGATGCAGGCTTACAGTAAGAATAGTGAAGGTGATGGTATAATAGAACCTGAATACTCTCAAGAAGCTAAGGATAAGCTTATGGAGCAGATAAGGGAGTTTGATGAAAGACTCAAACTTGATAGAGAGAAATTAAGCCTTGATAAGAAGAAGCATGAAGATGATGTGATTCTGAAGAGAAAGGTACTTAATAAGAAACCTACAACTAATACTAAGTAAATATGGTTAGAATAAGTGATGTAATTATATCATATGTAGCACCCAACTCAATAGAAATAACTATAACTAAGGGATAATATGAAAAGGTATAATACTATAATAGAAGGAGCTAAAGAACCTGAAAATAAAAATGACCTATGGATTAAAGATAGAAAACTTAAACTATTTCTTAATGGTATATGGAAAAATATAATAGGAGAGGCAGATATTAAAACAAATAAAGAAGATTTAAATATAAATGAGGAGGGTAATTTAGAACTTGCTAATAGAGAGTATGAACCATCTAATTTTAGTGGAAAAGGTTACAAAATATTAAGAAAGAATATACAAGATGGTAAGAATATTCTTACTCAAGAAATGATAAATAAACCTAATCTAATATATGAAATCAGATATGATTTTGATTTAAATGGAGAGGATATTACTATTCCTGAAGGATGTACATTAAAATTTGAAGGAGGAAAGCTCTCAAATGGAACATTACATGGTAATAATACTAAAATTATAGCTGACTCTTCTGACCATATTTTTAATTATGATAGGACTAAAAACTATATTGATGGTACATGGAAAATAAATAAATGGTATTGTGCATGGTTTGGTACTGTTGCTGATGGTAAAGCATATGGAGCTAAATATGATGATTCTGGACAATTAGTTAAGGATAATGCTGATACTTATTTTGAAGTTATTATAGAAGGTACTGATAATTATTTACCAATACAAGAAGCATTAGATACTGCTTTTAGTACTAATGTTAAAAATGTAGAACTAGGTTTAGGTGTTTATAGAATTTGTACTCCTTTAAATATTGGTTGGGGAAATAAAGTATATCATTCAATATATTTCAGTGGTGTTAAAAGAGGTACATTTGGTGATATTAGAGAAGCAAATGAATATTCTACTAAAATATTAGTAGATACAGGAACCTATGGTATTTGTGTTAATAGTGGTCATTATAGTCACCTTAAAGACTTTGATATATTAGGATGGAATGGAATCAACTATAGGAAGATGTTTACTATGTGGCAGAACACAACCTATTATGCTGAGAACCCTGAAGATTGGAACACTGAAAGAGTTAATAAACTGCCTTCTCATGGATTAGAACCTATGTCACCTTATGCTGGTATTGTAACAGATGCTTTTATTAATTATGAAGAAGCAACTAATCCTTATGAGCTTCCAATCCCACCTTGTAATCATCCAAATTTTAAAGCAACCGATTCAACTGGATTTACAATGACTAATGTTAAATCAATGGGATTTTGTGTTGGATTTGGTTTAGAAGTTGGAAAGTATGGAGATAATGCAGACTTTTATAAGTTTTATAATTGTGAATTTAATAATAATGTTTATGGTGTAAGCACTGGTTCTAATCAAGCAAGAAATACAGCATTTAGAGAATGTAATTTTAGTAGTTGTTATATAGGTCTTACAAATACAAAAGTTGGAACTCAAAATGGAGGGTTTTATGGATGTGTTGATAATTGTTGGTTTGATGGTTGTTATAAGATAGTAGAAATAAAATCAGATATTAGTCCATTAACTTTTAGAAATTGCTATTGTGAAAATGCTTATATGATTGGTGGATTCCCAAGCGCAGATGGAGCTAATTCTCAAAATTTAAAGTTTATTGATTGTTCATTTAGATTTATATCTGATATTAATAACCCTTTGGGCATTCCTCCTTATTATTTTATAGGTTCTGCTTTATTTTATAGATGTGAAATATCACTTTCTAATGAAGGTACTATTGTATCTATGTTTATGAGAAATGGTTCTATAGTTGATTGTCATTTCTATACAAACAATCCTACTTTTACAAGAAATAGTTGTTTATTTTTTAATCCTATATTTCCTGCATCTAGTTATTATAGAGAAATTGGTGGTAACTTTACTAACTATAATAGATTTAATAATATATGGAATTACTTAGGTAATAATAATTTTATTATTACAAAAAATACAAGACATAGTAAAGAATTAACACACACTTCATATTCTTTTAATGAAGATACAGGCATACTTGAACTTCAAACAGATTGGATAGGAAGTATCCCCTCTTATGATAAAACAATAGCTGTTGGAGATTTAATTTATCAATTTTTAAAAGAAACAATTTATGTAATTGTAAAAATCATTCCATCTGAAGATAATAATAATGCAACAGTATTATGTACACCTGTTTGTGGATTTAGAAAGAAAGATAATAAATATATATGTAGAGGAGCTATAGGTAACAGTAGATGGACAATTTTCACCACTAGATTAAAAACCTTTGATAAACCCCTTGTAATCTCTTCTAGAGAAGATAAGGTTTTAACCCTTAGAGAATGGAATGATACATTAAAAGCAGGTATAGGATTGAGTAAATATCATGATTATGAACACTCTTTTCAATTTGAAGCTGGATTAATTGAATCAGTTAATAAAGAATCTAAAACAATAACTCTCAAATATAATTACCATTTAGATGATACTTTTAAAGTTATTAATGGTTACTTAGTTGCTGAAGAAGATGCTAATTTTTGGAAAGGTACGTGGGTACAAGACATTATCAATCAGTATAATAATTTATAATATGAGATATATAAAAGATATAATAATTAGTGTGAAAGAGCCTCCTATTAGTAATGTTGCATGGTTGAAACCTCAGTCTGACAACACTTATAAATTATTTATATATGGTAATAATGGTTGGTCACCTTTATCATCTAATGGTGGAGAAGGAGGAAATCTACAAACAGAGTTTATAAAAGAAATACCTAATATAACTATTAGTAAATAATATGGGAAAGATAAAAAAATTATTAGAAAGTGAACTCATAGGAGGAAACAATCAAGTAGAGATATATCCTGTTACTTCAAGTAAAGCAGTATTTAATTCTGAAAATAAAGATTTAGATACTGTATTATTAGAAAAGGATGGAAAAATAACAGAGTTAGGAGCTGAGATAAGTGGTATAAAAATTGATGTTACAGATTTTACAGTAGGGCAATGGTCTGGAGATAATCCGCCTACAGCAAATTCTAATAGTGGTTATCTTAGATGTAGCAGTCCATATAATATAGATATTGCTACGAATGGTATAATTAAATTATTAAATACTAGTAATAAAGAAGTCAGAATAGCTGATTATGGACTAACAATAAAATTTACAGATGCTGATAATAATAAGGTAACACAAACTTATGAGGAGTCTGGTAAATACATAAAAGTTGGAGACAATGCTAAATACATGTATATCCACTCTTTAGAAGGTACTATTAATAGTGTTAATGGGTTTAGTTTATTAGGATTATATAGTAAACCTATTACTAGTTATGTGAATAGAATTAATGATGATGTATCTAATGCTAATAATAAAATAGGAGAAGTTTCTGATAAAGTAGGAATGCTTACAGAAACTAAACAAATAGAGTATTTACCTACAAGTACATTAAAGGTATTTGAAGATTATGCTTATGTTGGAAGCTCCCTACTTAATAACCCTCAAGCAAACTCAACTAATAGTGCTTTGGAAGTAATAGATGTATCTGGAATAGAGGATGATACAGTTATTTATATTATTGATTCACTTGGTAAGAATAGTTTTGGTGGTTGGACATTTAAGTTTTTTGGCGCAGATAATAACCAAATATCAACCTCTGTTGGAGGTAGCACAGGTACAAATGATAGAGGTTATAGAAAACCTAATGGTGCTGTTAAATTAGGTTTACACTATTCTAATTCTAGAATAGAAGGAAACAAAACTGAGTTCTTAAAATCACTTAGAATTTATAATATACCTTATGTGAATGAGAGTATATATGAGCAGGTTAATAGCTTAAAGGAAGAAATAGCTACTATATCTGATGAAATATCTAAAAATTCTTCTTATAAAGAAACTGTAAAAATATTATTTATAGGCTCTTCTTTTGGAGTAGACACAGTAAGAGAAGTTGGTAATATATGTAGTTCCTTTAATAAGGACATAATAATAGGTAATGCTTATATAGGTGCATCAGCATTAGGTGGATTTTTATCCAGATGGGAAAGTGAACAAGGTGTTACTTATTATAAGTGGAAATACCAAGCAACTGATTGGGAGCAGTATAATGGTACAACAGGTAAATGGTCAAGTGAACCAAATTCTGATATAACTGATGAAGGTGAGCCTGCACCTGCTAATGATACTGTTATGATGGATTGGATATTATCTGACGAGGCATGGGACTTTATTATTTTGCAAAATGGGGCATATCAATCTCCATATCCAGACCAGTCTGTTTTTTGGGAAAAAGGAGAGGATGGAAATATAACAAAGAATATTGTACAAGAACTTATAGACAAGTGTAAGAAAGCATGTCTTTATAGTAATCCTGTATTTGGAATGAACATGACATGGGCATTTTCTGTATATCACACTATATCAGAATCTCATGGTCCAAATGGAGCAAATGATGACAAATGGCTTGATTATGGTAGCAATCAGAAGGAAAGACAAATTGGCATGTGGACTAATATTGCTAAAAACTACAAGGATTGCATCACTAATTGTCCTGATGTTAAATTTGTTATTCCAAGTGGAACTGCTGTGCAAAATGCAAGAACTAATACAGCATTAAGAAATAGTACTATTTACACATCAGCTACTCCTACTCCACCAACTGTAGAACAGGCTGAAGCAATAACAAGTCTTGAGGGAATAGATAGTACCTATCCATTTATGAATAATGATGTGAATTGGAAAAATAAAACAGATTTTACGAGAGATTCTATTCATGCAGGTTTTGGTATTACAAGATATATAATTGCAGGAACTTTATTTCAAACATTTATTTCAAAAGTATATAATCTTGATATTGAAAACTGTAAATATAGAATATCTTTAGGTGGAGGTGACTACAGAGAGCAATTATGTACTGCTGTAACAGATGATAATATAAGCTTAATAAATAAGTGTATTAAAGAGGCTTGTAAGAAACCTTTTGAGATTACCAATATATAATAAACTCTCCTTAACTTTAGGTAAAATAGGTATGATTAGAGCATCTTAGGTATTAACCCATATCTATCATAATTTTGTTTTTTTTTTGTTTTTTTTTGTTTTTGTTTTTTTTTGTTTTTTGTTTTTCTATTGACAAAATAAATTAAGTTTAATATACTTAATAAATGACTTATATTGTTGTATAGGTCATTTATTTTTTTATATATTTGTGGCTGTAAAATTGTAAATTATGGTAAGTAAGTATATAAACATAATTATAGCTATATTAATAGTTTCTTTATCTATTGGCTCTTATATTTTATATACTAAGAACCAAAGATTGCAAGAAGAATTATCTGTGTCAATATCTAATGAGAAGGCATTTATTGCTGAGAACTCTTCATTAAAGAATGAGAATAGAGTATTTAAATTTACTGTAGAACAGTTAAACTATTACAATGACTCAATCTTAGAAAAGATGAATGAGGTCAGGAAGGAGTTAGATATAAAGGATAAGGATTTGAAGCAGATGCAATATCTTTTATCTGAGGCTACAAAGAAAGATACAATAGTATTTAGAGATACTTTGTTCAGAGAACCTACATTAGACATAGATACACTTGTAGGAGATAAGTGGTATCAAATGAAGCTTGGACTTAAATATCCAAGTACAATTACTACAGACCCTAAGTTTGTTAGTGAAAAATACATAATGATGGATTATAAGAAAGAAACTATAAATCCTCCAAAGAAATGTTGGTTACTTAGGCTATTTCAAAAGAAGCACACCATTTTAGAAGTAAATGTGGTAGAAAAGAATCCATACATTGAAAATAAAAATAGTAGATTTATAGAAATTATAGAATAATTATGATTGACTTAGGAATACTAATCACTGGAGGTATAGGGCTTGTTACCACAATAGCCAGTGGCTGGACATCATGGTTCTTTGCAAGAAAGAAGTATGATAGTGAAGTTGATAGTAACCTCATAAATAACATGAAAGAATCATTAGATTTTTATGAGAAGCTCTCTACTGATAATAGAGAGAGGTTGGAAGAGGTACTAAAAATAAATGCAGAGTTAGAGCAGGAAGTGGAGGAGCTTAGGAAACAGATGTTTAACCTTATGAGTTCCATATGTACTGACCTTACCTGCCAATTAAGAAAGAGAAACTTAAACCTTTTTAATGAGCATGGAGTTAATAGTAGACAGAAAATGGAAGAAGCAGAGCTACACCATAAGTAATCTTACTATTGATGGGAAGTGGTTTTGCAATGTACTTGAAGATGCTGATAGAGGGTTAGATGACTCTATGAGCATAGCTAAAATTAGGGAATTGAAAAAGCCCTCAATTACAGCTATCCCAAAAGGTACTTATGAAATTACCTTAGATGTTATCTCTCCTAAGTATTGTACTAATAGTTTTTACAAGCAAGTATGTAATGGTAAAGTGCCAAGACTACTTAATGTAAAGGGATTTGAAGGCATACTTATTCATGCTGGCAATACTGACAAAGACTCAGCAGGATGTCTATTAGTAGGTGTCAATAAAGTTAAGGGTCAAGTAATAAACAGTAGAGAAACTTTCAAAGAGCTATACAAGCTCCTTAAAGACAAGCATGATAAAGGTGAGAAAATAACCATTAAAATTCTATAGTTATGGCAAAGAAATGTGGTTGTAAAGGAAAAGGTAAAGGTAAGAAAGGTAAATAACTAAAAGTGTAAAATTATGGCAAGAGGAAAGAGAAGACCAAAGCCAATGTCACCAAAGGCTGGTATCAAGAGAACAAGGTATGGCTGTGGAGGAAAACTTAAATAAGAGTATGTACAAGTTACTTATACTAATGCTTAAATACATACCTATGTTAATATCATTAGTATATGTACTAAACACAGCTTTATCCTACTTTTATATAGACATTCCTGTATTGAGTAATCTGGCAGGAATGTCTATATTGCCTTGGATATTTATGTATTTATCTGCAACAGTATTTAGGTTTTGTTTATATCACAAGAGGTGATAGATTCTCTGATAGATTCTCTGATAGATTCAATGAGTCTGGCATGGGAGGTAATGATATGGACAGAATGATGAGATACATGAAAAGCTCAATGAGAAATTCAATGAGTGGAGAACACTTCACTGAATCTGAGGCTAAGTATCTTGTAGCTGATATGTATCATACTGAGAATGGCAGGAAGTACAGTGGTGAGAAGTTTGATATGCACAAAGCAAAGGAAATTTGTGAGAGATATAGAGGAATACTTCCTACATCTGTTACAGTAGCTGATGTATATGTTGCAATCAACTCTCAGTACCATGATTATGCAGAACTGTTTAAGAACTGGTTTGGTGATGGTATAGAACAGAAGATAGTTGAATCTGCTATTGTATTCTGGTTTAAGGATGCAGATTGCAAAGCTGAAAACAAGGTAGTAGAATATCTTGGAGAATACTAATAAGATAAGGGTAAGAGATAATCTTACCCTTTCTTTTTGCCTATATTACAAGTATTTTATTTATATAGATAAAAGCAATTTATTTACTATATTGTAGATATGCAAAACTTTACTTACCTTTGCACTGTTTTAAGAACAAAAAGGTAGAAGAATATGGAAGAAGAACTTAGCTTAGATAACATCTTGGGAGCAGAGGAAATTGAGAATCTGTTTGTAGAAGATGAGGATACACAGGATACCCCACCTGCAAATGGGAAGCCTCCTAAGAAAGAGGAGGAACCAGATAATGATAAAGAAGAAACTACTGAGGTTGTTGATGTAGATAACTTGTTTACTGATATACCAGAGAGCGTAGGTAGTGGAAAAGAAAATACAGAGGAAAAGGAAGATACCCCTCCTAAAGGGGATGGCACTCCTCCCAAAAACTTCTACTCTTCCATTGCCAAAGCCTTGAAAGAGGAAGGTATCTTCCCAGACCTTGATGATGAGGGTTTATCTAAGGTTAAAGACCCTGAAGACTTTAGAGATTTAATTGACCAACAGATAAAGGCAGGTCTTGATGAAAGACAGAAAAGAATTGATGAAGCCTTGAATGCTGGAGTTGAACCTACAGAGATTAGAAAGTATGAGAATACTATAAACTTCCTTGATTCTATTAAGGAGGAGAATATCTCTGATGAAGGTGATAAGGGAGAAAAACTTAGAAAAGACCTGATTTATCAAGACTTTATCAATAGAGGTTATAGTAAGGAAAGAGCTGCAAGAGAAGTGCAAAAGTCTTTCAATGCTGGTACTGATATTGATGATGCAAAAGAGGCTTTGAAAAGTAATATTGACTTCTTCAAAGATAAGTATGATGAGCTTGTCAATGAGGCTAAGTCAGAAGCAGAACAGGAAGAGAAAGAAAGAAAGGAACAGGCTGAAAAGCTTAAATCATCAATCCTTAATGACAAGGATGTGTTTGGGGATTTATCAATAGATAAATCAACAAGACAGAAGATTTATGATAATATAGCTAAGCCTGTGTATAAAGACCCAGAGACAGGAGGGTACTTTACTGCTATCCAAAAGTATGAGATGGAGAACAGAACAGACTTCCTAAAGAACATTGGGTTACTTTTCACACTAACTGATGGCTTTAAGAACCTTGATGGTTTGGTGAAAGGTAAAGTAAAGAAAGAAGTAAAGAAAGGTCTTAGAGAGCTGGAACATACTCTCAACAACACAGCAAGAACCTCAGATGGTAATCTAAAGTTTGTCAGTGGAGTTGATGAGGACCCTGAATCCTTTATTGGAAAGGGATGGAATCTTGATGTCTAAGCCTATAATATATAAAGATATAATAACTGATAAATTTTAAGTAAAATGGCTGGAAAATTAGGTAAGTTTCAAATGGTAGGCTTCCAACACTGGAAGGGTCTTACTAAGGAAAACCACCTTGGTTCTATCTTTCAGTTAGCTCCACAGAAGGCTACAAACCTAATGGTGCAACTGTTGGCTTATTACAGAGGAAAGACACTTGACACATTCCTAAATCAATTCCCAACAAGAGAGTTTGAGGATGATAATGAATACTACTGGGATGTTATTGGTTCTTCAAGGAGAAACATTCCTCTTGTAGAGGCAAGAGATGAAAATGGTACTGTTGTTACAGATGCCAGTGGTATGATTGGAGTAGGCACTGCTCCCTTCTATTTGGTATTCCCTGAGGATTGGTTTGCTGATGGTGAGTACATTGTAGGTAATCTGAATGAAATCTATCAGTTCAGAATACTTGGAGACCCAAGAATGGAGGGTACTAATGCAGTGTATAAGGTAGAGCTTGCTGGTGGTAACACAGCAGGTGTTCCTGCTGAAAGACTGCTTGCAGGTGAGAGATTCTCAGTTGAAGCTGCATTTGTTGAGAAGGAGCTTTCAAGAAAGGTTGGTGATGTAAGATTTACAAGCCCTGTTTCTATGAGAAATGAGTGGTCTGTAGTAAGAATCCAACACAAGGTTCCAGGTTCTATGTTGGACAAGAAGCTGGCTGTAGGTATTCCTATTGTTAAGGAAACTGAGGGTAGATATACTAAGTCAGTTGCTACAATGTGGATGCACAATGTAGATTGGGAAGTAGAACAGCAATTCTCTGAGTACAAGAACAATGCACTTGCATTTGGTAGAAGCAACAGAAATGCCAATGGTGAGTACATGAACTTTGGTAAGTCTGGTAATGTTATTAAGACAGGTGCTGGTCTGTTTGAGCAGATGGAAGTTGCTAATACTATGTATTACAACACATTCAGCTTGAAGCTTCTTGAAGATGCTCTATATGAGCTTTCTGCTTCTAAGTTGGACTTTGGAGACAGATACTTCTTGATTAAGACTGGTGAAAGAGGTGCTATCCAATTCCACAAGGAAGTACTAAAGACAGTATCAGGTTGGACACAATTTGTTCTTGACAACAGCTCTATTGGTGTTATCCAAAAGACTCAATCTAAGTTGCACCAAAACTCATTGAGTGCTGGTTTCCAATTTGTTGAGTATAGGGCTCCTAATGGTGTTAGAGTTAAGATTGATGTAGACCCATTCTATGATGACCCAGTAAGAAACAAGATACTCCATCCAAATGGAGGTGTTGCATTCTCTTACAGATATGATATTATGTACATTGGTACTATAGACCAACCTAGTATCTTTAAGTGTAAGATTAAGGGTGATAATGAGTACAGAGGTTATCAATGGGGTCTAAGAAACCCATTCACAGGTCAAAAGGGTAATCCTTATATGTCATTTGATGAGGATTCTGCTGTAATTCACAGAATGGCTACTCTTGGTATCTGTGTTCTTGACCCAACAAGAACTATGTCACTAATCCCTGCAATTCTACAGGGCTAATGATAAAAGGGGAGTAGGATAAGCTCCTACTTCCCTTATTTTATTTCAAAAAGTTAAGGAGAAGATATGGCAGAAAAGAAAATGGAAGAGAAGGTGGATTATACTGTACCTGACTTTGATATAGACAATACAGAGACTCCACTTCAGGAAGTACCAAAAGAAGAGGCTACTATAAAAAGCCCTAAAAAGACACAAGAGAAAGTAGAGGTATCTGATGATGCCTTAGTTAGTTGTCTGAGAAATGAGAGAATTATTGTAAGACATGTGCCTAAGCTGACAGGTATGTGGGGTAATAACCCTAAGCATGTATTGTCAGGAGGTATGGCAGAAGGTGCAGTTAGAACATTTGTAGTACCAAGATTATCTTCAGGTATGTTTGTTAATGTCCTTACAGACAAGGAAAAGGCATTTCTTGAGGAAATAATGGGTCTTGAATATAATGCACTAAGTATCTATAAGAAGGTAGATAACTTCTGGGATGATTCCAATGAGAATGGTATCAATAAGGTAAGATTGACAAAGCAGGATAACTACTTCAATCTATCTGACCCAGAGGATTATATCAGATATAAGATACTATTAGCCAACAAGGATTATATTGCTCCTTCATTGCAAGCATTGCAAGATACTCCTAAGGCTACTTACCAGTTTGTTATCATTTCTGAGGGTGAAGAGACTAAGGTTGCTAAGAATAATATGAGCACTACAATGATGTGCTATAAGGAGTTTGGTAAGATTGAGAATGATATTGATACATTAAGAGTTATTGTTGAGACTATTGATGGTAGACCTACATCACAGACTGCTAAACTTGAGTTCTTACAGACTAAGGTTAATAGCTTGATACAGGCTGATAGCAAGATATTCTTGAAGGTTATTACTGACCCAATGCTTCCTACAAAGGTTCTTATTAAGAGAGCTATAGAGGCAGGTCTGATTTCTAACAGGGGTAATTACTTATACTTGAGAAAGGATAATACTCCATTATGTGAGGCTAATGAGGAGCCTACATTGAATGTAGCAGCTAAATACTTAAACTCTCCTAAGCATCAGGAGGTTAAGTTTGCTTTAGAAGCTAAACTAAAGTAAGAATATGACAACACAAGAATTTTCTAATGAGTTTGATGTTCTGTATAATAACATAATGAGTAATCAGGCTCCAGGTCTTGATGAGTATGAAAAGTCAGTCTTCTTAACTAAGGCACAAAATGAAATACTAAAGAACTATTTTAATCCTAAAGGTAATAAGTATCAAGAAGGATTTGATGGTAGTCCCAAGAGGCAGATAGACTTTTCATCACTTGTCAGAGTTTCAGAGCCTACTATAATATCTTCTGACTCCTCATATATAAAGATGGATAATAGGAGTAAGTTATATACTATACCTACTGACATCTTATTTATAGTTAATGAGACAGCTAAATTAACATCAGGTTCTACATCTAGATATTTGTCTATAGTACCTATTAGTTTTGATGAGTACAATAGATTAATGTCCAAACCTTATAAATGTCCATTAAAGAATCAAGGATGGAGATTATTGCAATATAGTAATAGTGGTATAGCAGAATTAATAGTAGTTGGTGGAGAATTATCTGAATATAAAATTAGATATATCAAAAGACCTAGACCTATAATACTTACTAATTTAGATGAAACTTATTCTAATGTAAGTATTGATGGGAAGACTTTTATTAGTGAATGTGAATTAGACCCTATTCTTCATCCAGAAATTCTTCAAAGAGCAGTAGAGCTTGCAAAGTCTGCTTATACAGGAGACTTGAAGAGTAGTGTAGAACTTGGTCAAAGAAGTGAATAATGACAACTGAAGAATTTTCTAATGAGTTTGACACCTTACTGAATAGCTATTCTACCATAGAGGCATTTGGAAAGACACTCAGCACTGTTGAGCTTGATGAATATGAGAAATCTGTATTTCTCACTAATGCTCAAGAAGAGATAGTGATAGGTATGTATAATGGTAAGAATCCATTTGGAGACTCATTTGAGAGGACTGAGGAAATCAGAAGATACTTGAGTGACCTAATAAAGACTTACACAACTACTGACAAGAAAGTAGGATATACAGGACTATCCAAATCCTCTGTATTCTTTGAATTACCTGATGACTTATGGTTCATAACTTATGAAGCAGTTAATTTGAAAGATGATGGATTAGGATGTATGAGTGGTGAAGACATCTCTGTAATACCAATTACTCAAGATGAGTATCATAGAATAAGGAAAAATCCTTTCAGGGGTACTAATGAAAGGAGAGCTTTGAGGCTTGATTTGAGTGGTAAGGTAGTAGAGATAGTATCAAAATATAATGTGGAGAGTTATCTTGTTAGATACCTTTCAAGACCTGCTCCCATTATATTAACTAATTTGACAGATAATCTGTCAATCAATGGCATAAGTGTAAAAACAGAATGTGAATTGAACCCTGTAATACATAGAGCTATACTTGAGAGAGCAGTAAAACTTGCCATCATAAGTAGGGTTCCAAATACAGGAAAAGAATAAAACTATTGTATAATTTAATATTAAATTAAAATGGCAACATTTAGTACAAATCAAGTAAGACAGCTTTATGTAGCAAAAGCACTGAAGACTCCTCATGTACTTGCATCAGATGCTGCTGGCTCTATTGCAGTAAAGAATGATACTGCAAAGAATCATCTGTACTTTGAATATAAGGGTGCTGACAACTTGATGAGAAGTGACCTAATTGACATCAAGAATATCCTTTATGCTAAGGCTACTGATGCTGATGCTATGGCACATGAGCTAAAGTCAGTTACAGTAACTCTTGCCACTGATGTTAATGGTGGTGCTCCTGTAGCTGGTCAGGATTATATCCTGAGAATTGTATTCAGACAGTATGTAGGTATGTCTGATGAGGACCAGTACTTCAAGTATGGTATGGTACATGTCTATGCAGGCATGACAGCCTCAGATTTCTACAAGAAGTTGGCTCTATCACTGGCTAAGAACTTTAGTAGAGAGGTAGTTCCTCTTGTTAAGTTTACTCTAACAAATTCTGAGGATGAAGCAGTTCCTGTAGATGCTACTACAAAGGAAAGCTCTTTGACTGAGACTTATACTGCCCTTGTTATTGATGAGGTTGAGCAGCCTTGGAGACTTGGTATTATGGAACAGACTCCTGTATATTTCACAGTACAGCCTACTACAATTACTGTAAATGGTGATGAGAGAATCTGGGGTACTGTTACAGATAATGAAGATGCTGGTACAATTGACAATGGTAAGACTATTGCAGACCTTGAGTACTTCTGTATGGGTGAGAGAGGTGATATTTATAGAGGAGTTGGATTCCCTAACAATATTCCTACTACTTACCTTGTAGACCCAACTGTTAAGTATAATGTGATTGATATTCATTATGCTTATGTAGGTAGCAATGAGAGTGTACAAAAGTCTGAAAAGACAATTACTCTTGTAGTACCAAAGGTAGGAGCTAATAATCAAACAAGTAACAAACTTGCTAATGATATTATCTCTGCAATTAATACTGCTACAGGTTTAACTATAGCTACTCTTGATGTGTCAGCAGGCTAAACAAATTTATAAGGGAGGCTATTAAGTCTCCCTTTCTTTTTATATAAACATTTGATTATGGTACAATTTAATGAGTTAAGAATAACCCCTGATGGGCAAAAGCTGATTATAAATGTATCTGTCAAGGACTTAGAATATTACACAAATGTATATCTTGATACTATACAGATAGACACTCAAGATACCTTTGTTGAGTCTGGTCCAAGTAGTGAGGTTGCATATACAAAGACTATTGGAGGAAATTCAAAATCAGTCAAACTGGAATTAGGAACAGGAGACCTCTTACCATCTCTTAAAGACAACCTATTCTTTGTGTATGTTAGGACTAAGGGCACACCTGCTGCAAATACTCCTTGTGGGATGGATAATATTACTACATTAGGAGTTGTATCTAACCTTTATCCTCTGTACCAACATGCCTTTAGTTACATTAAAGAACTAAGTGATACTTGTTCTGTTCCTAAGAACTTCATTAACTACATACTTCAATATAAGGCATTTGAGCTTGCTATAAAGACAGGTCATTATACTGAGGCAATAAAGTATTGGAAGAGATTCTTTATGGGAATTAAAGACTCAGTGATAACCCCTAATTGTGGATGCTATGGACAAGGTACTTAATGAATCACTTACAAGATATTTCAATGTCCTATCAAAGTTAGGATATATGAGTTATTCAGAGGTAGATAAGTTATTAGTGCTGATATTCATATATGATTTACTTGAGAGTGATTGTAAGTCCTTTATAACAGAAGAAGAGTATAGAATTTTAGATAGTGCCCTATACTGTCTATATGGTTCTACTTGCTTAATACCTTATCCAGAGTATATAGCAAACACTTCAATCTCTTGTACAGGCAAGTCAGTATAATTATTACATTAATACTTCTGACATAAAAATAGTAAAATCCTTGTGTAACTGGTAATAATTACTTATCTTTGCAGTGCAATATAATATAGGCTGTAATGATAACAGGAGTTATATATAAGTACACCAGCCCCGATGGGACAGTCTATATAGGTCAAACTATAGATGAGTGTTCTTGTCGGGGTTCTTTCTTTTTGAATAGAAATTATGGTGGAGAAAAGTTTGATAATGCAAGAGCTAAGTTTGGTCCAGAAAACTTTGCTTATGAAAGGTTAGTGAGGAATACCTATGCAGATAAGGAAACTGCTAAGGCAGACTTAGATAAATTGGAAACCTATTATATAGAGAAATATGATTCCTATTACAATGGGTATAATAGTACAAAGGGAAATGGTGTTCACTTAAAAGTTAAGAATAAGCATCATACTACAGCAGGTATGAATTATAAACATAAGCCAGTATTACAGTATGATTTAGAAGGTAATTTTATTGCTGAATACTCTGGTTTAAGTGAAGCATCAAGATGCACTAAGGTTGGATTATCTAATATATCAAGATGCTGTAATGGGATTAGTAAACAATGTAAAAATTTTATATTTAAGTTCAAATGAGTACATATAAAGAATTAACCTACATGGTACTTGATGAATTGAAACTGTACTCAGATGATGCCCTATATACAGAGGAGCATGTTATGTTTCTATTTGGTAAGTATAGGACATTCTTACTGAAACAGAGATATTCAGATGTAAAGAAGCAGATACCTGAGAGTAACTATCAGACTATATGCTTGGATTTAATTGAGGTACCTGCTATATCAGGTGAGCCTTGTGAAGGTGGTTCTTATCTAAGAAGCAAGGAAAAGATTCCTTTCCTAATGAAGATAGGCAATCCTATGGTGTATCCAGTTGATTACTATCAGGGAGAGATTACCTATGTAAGTAGAGAAAGGATGAGATATGTGGGATATAATAAGTATCTGAAAAATATCATCTATGCTTCTATTGGTCCAGATAATTACCTGTACTTTAAGTCTTTCAATCCACAGTACTTGTATCTTGAAAAGGCAAGAATGACAGGTATATTTGAAGACCCACAGGCTGCATCAGAATTGCAGTGTCCTGATGAGAATGGTGATACAGTATGTGATGTATTAGATAAGACTTTCCCTATTGAGGATGCTCTTATACCCCCCATGATTGAACTTGTAGTTAAGGAGTTATTAGGTGCTGAGTATAGACCTAAGGATGAATCCAATGATGCAAAGGATGAGTTGTCAGAAGTAGCAACTAAATAGTGAGTTATGGAGTCTTGTCAAGAAGAGAAGGATAAAGGATTGGTTGATTTCCTAAACTCCATTAAAAAAGTGAATGAGCCAAGAGTTCATAAAGTTAGAGGTTCCTATGGTGTATATGATGCCTATAAGTGGATAAGAAAGAATGGCTGGCTCAATATAGGAAGATGTCTTACAGAACATGAGTTCTATAGTATTATAAGGAAAGTCAATGACTACTTAGCTGATAGTTTCCTTCATGGTAATGATATTAAGTTACCACATAGAATGGGTAGAATAGAGCTAAGGAAATATGATGTGAGAATTAGTTTTGATGGTGAAAAGGTTAAGACTAACTTACCTATAGACTGGGATAAAACTCTTAAATTATGGTATGAAGATGAGGAAGCCTATAAGGAAAAAACACTGGTTAAAGTGGAGGAAAAAGAAATCTTTAAGGTCTACTATAATAAGCAGTTAGCAGGCTATAATAATCAGGTCTTCTATGAATTTAATGTCAATAGAGAACTGAAGAAGAGATTAAAACAAAGAATAAAAGAAGGAAAGATAGATGCTTTCAAGATATAATTATGGTAAAAGAATATAACTACATAAATATAAGAGAAGCTCTAAGTAGAGTACTAAGACATCCTCTTCTTCAAGATGTAACTCTTGAGCAGGCTGTACAATATACCATTGACTTTATTGGTATATTTGGTATGCCAAAGTTATATCAAGATAAGGAAGAGGTTCTTCATATAGAGGACTTTAGAGCTAAGCTTCCTTGTGATTTAATATCTATCAATCAGATTAAAGAGTGTAAAACTGGTGTATGCCTTAGAAGCATGACAGATAATTTCATGCCAAGAGAACACTATGACAGAAGTGCTGGCTACAAGATACCACAAGAGTTATCCTTCAAAACACAAGGACAAGCACTGTATGTATCCTTCAAGACAGGAGATGTATCAGTGTCCTATAAGGCAATTCCAGTAGATAAGGATGGATTTCCACTACTTATTGATAACCCTGTATTCCTGAAGGCTCTTGAAGCATATATCAAGAGAGAAGCATTTACTATTCTATTTGATATGGGTAAGATTGCACCTGCTGTATTACAGAATACTCAGCAGCAATATGCTTGGTTGGCTGGTCAATTGCAGAGTGAATTTACTATTCCATCACAGTCTGAGATGGAGAGTATATCAAGAATGTGGAATACACTCATACAAAGGACAAGTGAGTTTAATAATGGATTTTCATCTCTTGGTAATAAGGAATATATTAAACTACAATAACTATGCAGAAACAAGCTATTTTTAAGACAAAGGGAATGCAGAGGGACCTATCATCTTCTGCATTTAACTCTGGATATGCTTATGAAAATAAGAATGTCAGAGTAATGCCAACTGATGAAAGTACTCTGCTTAGTTTGGTAAATGAAAGAGGTAATAAAAAATCAAGTATAGCTGGTATAGGGGATTACATAGAGGGTATTCCTATAGGTCAATCACTTATTAATGATGAGCTTATAATATTCTCTTATGGAGAGAAAACAGAATTACCAGAGGTAGATATTGAAGCAGAAGAATCTACAGTAACTGATATTGTAGCTGAAGAGTCTAATATAGAGATTGAAACAACTCCACTAGATAAAATATATAAGCTATGGTTTGATAATGGAAACTTAACAGGTAAATTACTATATAAGGGTGACTTAGGGTTTGATTATAAGCACCCTATAGAGTCTATATCATTCTATGAAAACTCTGATATTAGAAAGATTTACTGGACAGATGGATTGAATCAACCAAGAGTTATTAATGTAGCTGCTGCATCTGCTGTAGTAAATAAGTGGAAAGATGACTCTTTTAACTTTGTAAGAACTTTAAAATTAAAGGAAAAAGTTTCTATAGACAGAAATCTAGTAGCCAATGGTGGCTTTTCTCCGGGTGTTATACAATATGTATTCACATACTTTGATAAGTATAGTCAGGAAACTAATATATTCTATGCTTCCCCTCTCTATTACATATCCTATAACAATAGAGGAGCTAGTCCAGAAGATAGTGTAAGTAATAGTTTTAATATCAGTATAGTAAATCCTGATAATTCTTTTGATTATGTCAGAGTTTATTCTATACATAGAAGCAGTATAAATGCTACACCTACAGTTAAGAGAGTAGTAGATTTGGCTATACCTATTTCAGGTACCTATACATATAAGACTACTTCATTGTCTTTTATAGGAAATCCATACACAATAACTCTTTATAAGAGAAGTGATGGAAGTTCATTGAAATTATCTGAGGTAAGTACTAGTAGTTATATATCTTTGAGTGGAGATACTTATAGTAGAATCACATTCAGTAATGGTGATAGTATAGCATTATCAAGTGGTAAAACATTTATATTATCTTTTTCTGAGGGATATAAAGGTACTGCAAACTATAATGATAATTCTGGGTTCTCTTATTCATCAACTGTTACTAGAAATGTTACATACGCAGATAATGGCTCATCAGGAGATTCAATTGACCCTACAGAACTATTGTATGTAGGTGGAGAAGAGGTAGTGTTTGGCACAATGTCTCAGAAGGATAATACATTGTTCCTAGGAGATTTCACATTACAAAGAAAGACTATAGATTCTACTATAAAGAATTTCTTTAAAAGAAAGACTATAACATTCAGTACTTATGTGAAGAGTATTACTCCTCCTGAACCAAGTGGTTATTATCCTTATAATAATCAACTAAAGTTTAACTCTTATCAATTCAAGACATTTAAGTATCTTGAATATTACAGATTTGGCATTCAAGCACAGCACTATACAGGTAAATGGTCAGAGCCTATATGGATAAATGATGTCAAAAATACTGTTCATATAGACACCACTTTCTATAATAATAGCAATATTGGATTGCCAGTAGCAGAATTTACTCTTAACAATTCTGATATAATTAGTAGGTTACTGAATCAGGGATATATTAGAATAAGACCTATGGTAGTATATCCTACTATTAATGATAGAGAGGCAATATGTCAAGGTATATTGTGCCCTACTGTATATAATGTATCTGACAGATATGGTAATTCACCATTTGCACAATCATCTTGGTTTACAAGACCTAATGCACCATTTGATGAATACAAGGCTTTCCACTATGTTCAGAATGATGAAGGTGCTTGGGGTGGAGACTGGGTAGGATTAGGACAATTCTTAGGAAATCCATCTGCATATTCAAGGGCAGGTATCATGTCTAATAATAGGACTATAGTTACTTCAGGAGAGACACAATACAATATTGATGTAGTCAATAAGGGAGCTTGGGCTGAGTTTAGGCATAATAGACCTATTCCAGGCAATAGTAATAGAAATGCAGAAATTCAATGTATTTGGAATCCCCCTTCTGGTCCCTATGTTGATGATACTGCAACTGACTCAGATGTTGCAAGTTGGGTATCTAATAATGCAGAGAATTACTATATTGACCAATCAATATTAACTTTCCACTCACCTGACATTGAGTTTGATAATGAAGTAAGAAGTATTGATACATCAGGATTGAAACTGAGGATAGTAGGCATGGTTCCTCTAACTGCATTTGCCTCAGATATTGATATTCAGACTTCTACTCCTGTTAATAACTTCTATGATAGTTCAGAGTTGCCTGCTGGATTTTACAAAGAGCCTATAGGTGTAGAGAATGATTTTAGTTATGAAGGACTTGGGTCGCATCTTGGTGATTCTCACTTTGGATGGAGAGGATTGATTTCTGGAGCATTCTGGTTTGATGAATTGACTGCATACAAGAAAGATACAGGTAATACTAATCACTACACTACTGGATTTGTTGTATATCCTTGGCATAGAAATGGCTCACTTAATAATACTAAGTTTGCTACTGATGGATATAGGTCAGCTATGCTTGACAAGAAGAAGATGTCTAATATGAGATATTCATATAAGTCAGTCTACTTGGATTCAGGTAATATATGGAATGCTTATGTTAGTGGTAATGGTACAAGAACTGGTATATCAGGAGTTGCAGTATTTGATTCTAATGAAGTATCACTTGTTAGATTGCCTGCACAGGAGAACTCAGGTCTTACAGATATTAACTACTATGGCAATGTAGACAAGCTTCTCACTATCTCAAGAATTGGTGATAAGAAGGATGGTTATCCTATTATGACTACTGGAGTTCAAAATGCAGAAACTGATGCACATAAATTATTTAGTGGTAATTATATGCAGGTAGATAATAGATTTACTGACCAAATTACAGGTACTGACCCTGTTAGAATCAAGTATAAATCTACTCCTCATGCTGTATTAGCTCTAAACTATACTACATCAGGTGCTCAGAGGGTATTACCTACTATCAAGGATGGTGATTATAATGATACTTGGCTTGTAAATGCACAGAACTCAGGTGCTCCAAGTGGGCAACACATGTATTGGGATAAGTCAGGAAGTACCAAGAGTGTATCACAGGACACTATTATTACTGGTGCTCCAAGAGGTCCTATATATGCTGTATCAAGTATTCAACATGGATGGCTATGGTTAGGAGAATTGTATAATGATAGTGTACAGAATAGGTTTGGAGGTCAGACAGAAGAGGCATTTGAAAATAATGTATGGCTACCTTGTGGAGACCCAATTTCTCTTGTAGATACTGACAATGGGGTTAAGAGCAGTGTTACTATCAGATGGGAAGAAGGTGATACCTATTTCCAAAGATATGACCATATCAAGACTTATCCATTCACTCTTGAAGACCAGAATGCAGTAACTGATATTGTATCATTCATGTGTGAAACAAGGGTAAATATTGATGGTAGATATGATAGGAACAGAGGACAGACAAGTAACTTCTCAATTACTCCTGAGAATTTTAACTTGATGAATGATGTATATTCCCAGCCTAATAACTTCTTCAATTATAGGACAATCAATCCAAATAAGCTGAACTTGGATAACTTCCATAATTCAATTACTTGGACTAGGACTAAAACTGCTGGAGAGTTAATAGATACTTGGACTAACATCACTCTTGCATCTACCCTTGACCTTGATGGGGATAAGGGAAATGTAAGGGCACTGAGAAGGTTTAATAACAATATACTTGCTTTCCAAGATAGAGGTATCAGCCAAATCCTATATAATGAGAATATGCAGATTTCCTCTACTGATGGAGTCCCTATTGAGATTGCAAACAGTGGAAAGGTTAATGGTAAGAGATATATCTCTGATAGAATAGGATGCACTAATAAATGGTCTATGTGTGAAACATCTAATGGTATTTACTTCATAGATGACATCACAAAAGGTATATTCTTATTCAATGGTCAGTTAGATAACCTATCTGACAGATTAGGTTTCCACTCTTGGATTAACAAAGCCTCTGATAGTATAGATATATGGAACCCAGTAGACTTTGATGGATTTGTTACCTACTATGACAAGGTTAATGGTGATGTATTCTTTATTAGCAAAGATGAGTGTTTAGCATTCTCTGAGCCATTAGGTCAGTTCAGTTCATTCTATAGTTATGAGAAGATGCCTTACTTTACTAACCTTGAAGACAGGGGAATTGCCTTTAATGTTGAAGGTACAGGTACATTGTACAGACCTTGGTTGCATAATGAAGGAGACTATAATATGTTCTTTGGAGTATATCAGCCATTCTATACTACCATAATAGCTAACCCAGATATGCCTGTAGACAAGATATTCAATAACCTTGAGTTCAGGTCAGATAGCTGGGACAAGAATGGTAATCTGCTCAATACAACATTTGATACTCTAACTGTATGGAATGAATATCAACAAGGTACTTCTACTCTAAATAATATCTTAGGAAGACCTTCTGACTTGAAGAAGAAGTTTAGAATTTGGAGAGCTAATATACCAAGAGCTAAAGCAAATGGTAGAGATAGGATGAGGAATCCTTGGTTATATATCAAGTTATCTATGGAAGGAGAGAATGTAAATAAGACTGTATTGCATGATATGATTGTGCACTACTTTGAGTAATAATAGGGGGAAGGTAAGTTTATTACTTATCTTCCCTTTACTTTTTGGATAATGTCCTTGTATAATTCAAATACTTTGTTTATCTTTGCAAACAAATTAGTATGATATGGCTAAAAGAAAAGTTATAAGAAAGTCTAACAGACCATTTACATACAACCCTCATTACTATGCTTGGGGTGGTGATTTCAAGGCTGCTATGGGTGGCACAGGAGCATTTGACTTAAAGAGTACTTTTAGTGGAGGCAATGTTGCTGGAATGCTAAAGGGAGGCTTGGCAGGTGGCATAGGTAGTGCAGTAGGTAATATTGCAGGTGGTGCTATTAGTGGAGGACTTGAGTCAGGTGCAGGTAGTGCAATTAGTAATATTGGAGGTACTATAGGTAGTGCAGTAAGTGCAGTTAATCCTGTACTTGGAGGCATTATATCTGCTGGTTCAGGTATTATTGGAGGTCTTACAAATAGGATGTTTGGCTCCAAGTTAAATAAGGAGAAGATTGCTGAAGTTGAAGGAAGCAACAAAGCTATAAATACTGTTATGGTAGATAGCAGTAGTGCTGATTCAGTTATGGACCAGTGGGCTAATCAGGACTTTGGCAAAGACTTTACTAAATCAGACATTGGTAAAGATGGTTGGTTTAGCAATAAGGCTAAAAACAAATATAAGGAACTAAAGAAGCAACAGGATACTGCAAGAAATAGAGCATTGACTTCTTATGAGAATGCAGCAGATGCAGCAGATACTCAGTCTGACCTTAATGCTATGGCAAGCTTTGCTGCCTTTGGTGGTCCTCTTGGTATATGGGGAGGATATGGAAGTGGAGCAATAGGCTATGAATTAGCTAAGGAGAACTTAGGTATTAAGGCTCTTAATGCTGCAAATAAAGGTAAGCTGACTTCATTACCTAACTCATTTGAATCATCAGAATTGAATACCTTTGCTAAAGGAGGTAAGATACATATCAAGCCTGAGAATAGAGGTAAGTTCACTAAGTATTGTGGAGGTAAAGTTACTTCAGAGTGTATTGCAAGGGGTAAAAGAAGCAGTGACCCTGCTGTAAGAAAGAGAGCTACTTTTGCTGCTAATGCAAGGAAGTGGCATCATGCCTTTGGAGGAGATTTACTTACTCATGGTGCTGAGTGGGATAATGGTCTTAGAATAATTGGTAATGGTGGAACCCATGAGGAGAATCCAATGGAAGGTGTACCTATGGGAATGGATGCTGAGGGAAACCCAAATCTTGTAGAGCAAGGAGAGGTTATATTCAATGACTATGTATTTAGTAACAGAATGTTTGCTGATGGTGGTCTATTAGAGAGTTTCAATCTTCCAAAGTCTTATGATGGCTACTCATTTGCTGCAATAGCAGAGAAGCTGGGAGAGGAGTCTAAGGAGAGACCTAATGACCCAATAAGCAAGAGAGGACTTCTAAGTTCTATGTCCAGACTACAGCAAGCCCAAGAGACTGTAAGGCAACAGAATCAAGTAGGTCAAGAAGGAGTACAATATGCTCATGGTGGTAGAATGGGTACATTATTTGATGGTCTTGGTGATATGCCTAACTTCTTAGATGGTGTAGATTATGGAGATTGGCAAGACTATGGTACTTTATTGGAACCTATCAGTGCAGAAGATGTATGGAATGAAGCCATGTCAGGTACTGATGAGGGTGATAAAGGGGATAATAATAGCAAGCTGACTTGGCTAAGATATGCTCCTGTAGTAGGTGCTGCAATAGGATTAGGTCAGAACTTATTTAGTAGACCAGACTATACAAGTGCAGATACAATACTTGAAGCAGCTAATCAAGCAGGTAATTATACTCCAGTAGGATATACTCCAATAGGTAACTATTTACAATATAGACCTTTTGACAGAAACTTCTATTTGAATAAACTTAATGCACAGGCAGGTGCTACAAGAAGGGCTATTATGAACACTACAAGTCCTTCAAGAAATGCAGCCTTACTTGCAGCAGACTATAATGCTCAAGGTAGGTTAGGAGACCTTGCAAGACAGGCTGAAGAGTATAACTTGGCACAAAGACAAGCTGTTGAGACCTTTAATAGAGGCACTAACATGGCTAATGCTGAGATGGGACTCAAGGCTGCAATGGCAAATCAAGAAGCTGCATTAAAGGCAAGAAGTTCAAGACTAAGTGGTGTTGCACAGGCTATGGCAGTAAGAGATGCTGTTGATGCAAGAAGAGGTGCAAGTATGAGTGCTAACCTTACTAACTTCTTTAATTCTCTTGGAGATATTGGTAGAGAAGAGTATAGTAGAAACATGATTATGAGTAATCCTGCACTATACTACTCTATTGATAGCAAGGGTAATGTTACATATAAGAATGGATATGAAAGTCTTAGTGAAGCAGAGAAGAAGGAAGTAAGAGATGCTGCCAATAAAGCTAAGAAAAAGAAAGCTAAGGGTGGTTATTTAACTATTAAGAAGAAGTAATATGGCTAATTATAGTTTAGTAATAAATTCACAATTCAAGCCATTCTCTTATCAAGAGATGCTGGCTCCAACCTTGATGGCTACTCAGGCTCATCAAGAGTTGGAGAACCAGTATGGAGAGCTTGCTACTAAGGCAAGTGTATGGGAGGAAATGGCTAATGAACAGACTGACCCTTATGCTTACAAGATGTATAAGACCTATGCAAATGACCTTGAAGAGCAAGCTGGTCAGTTAGCAAGAGAAGGACTTAATGCTGCAAGTAGAAGGGATATGCTCAATATGAGAGCAAGATATAGTAAGGAGATAACTCCTATTGAACAAGCCTATACAGCAAGACAGAAACAAGCAGAAGAACAACAAAAAGCACTCCTTCAAGACCCAACATTGATGTTGAGTAGAAGAGCTGCAACTACAAGTCTTGATGATTATATAAGGAATCCTCAATTAGCTTATGAAGCATATTCAGGTAAGTTAATTACTGCACAGGCTGCAAGTGCTGCATCTGCATTGGCTAAGGAAATGCAAGAGAAGCCAAGGAAGTGGAGAAGTATCTTAGGTAATTCATACTATGAGACAATGATGCAGAAAGGCTTTAGCTCTCAAGCAGTATTACAGGCTATACAGGATAATCCTAATGCTGCTCCTCAACTTACAAGAATTGTTGAGGATGCTATTAATTCAAGTGGGGTTAGGAACTGGGGAGACCAAGCTACTATTGCAAGGGCTATTGACTATGCTAAGCAAGGTCTATGGAGTGCAGTTGGTGAGACTCAATACCAGACTCTTGATAATTGGAGAGCTAAGATGGCTGAACAAGAAGCTATGCAGATTAGGGCAGAGAAAAGAGCTGCTGCAAGAAAGGCAGAAGAGCAGAGACAAGCAAGGCTTAATAACTTAGCCATCAATCCTCTGAACATCTATAGTAGCAGAGAACTAAGCAAGGAAGAGAAGAAGTACAATGATGATATGAAGAAATACTCTAAGTACTTCTACAAGGAGAATGGTCAGTGGAAGATGAATCAAGAGGGATGGAAAGCTTACAACAGTAAGAAATATATTCCAGGGACAGTATCTCCATCAACAGGTATTCCAGTAACTCAGGGTCAATTTGTTGATTCTGACTTCAAGAGATTTATTGATAGATTAGGGGGTAGAGGTGCTGTAAGTTCTGATAGTTTTGGTCCTAATCAAAGAGTAAATGCTGGAAGATTATGGGGTAAATATGCTGATGACTCTCCAGCAGCAAGAACTGCAAGATATGATGCTACAAGAGTTACTGAGTATGACTATCCTATTGCAGGTGCCCAACAGGGTGATATGAAGGATGCTATTATGACTGCTGGTAGAGGATTAAGTCTGAAAGAAGTAGATTATGATAGCAAGTCTAAGCAATTCAAGGATACAGGTGAGGAAATCACTATGGAAGACTTGAAGAGTGATAAATACAAAGTAACTGCTACAAGATTCAGTCCTTATGGTACTACTGTAATGATACAAGATGACAAGGGTAATGTGAGAAGATTCAGGATGCCTGCTGGTGTCAATACAACTAATGAACAGAATAGAGATAGGGCAATGGCTGCTGCAAATCAATGGCAGCAAGTAGTTAATACAGGACAATATACTGATGCAAGAGGAAATGTACATCAGGCTACTCCAGATGAAATTACTTATGCACAGCAACAATATGCACAGGCTATACAGCAAGCATACTTATTCCATTCTCAATTAGGAGTACAGAATAAGACAAAAGAACAAGAGTTTAATTCTTATGGATATTAAGATATGGCAAAAGAAACTAAAGTAAAGGATATAGATATTACTAAGAGTGGTCCAATGACTTTCAGAGATTTGCAGGAAGCAAATCAAGAGCCATACACTAACCTTAGTCCTGAGTTTCAGTCATTCAGCATGAATGTAGGAGCAAATACTGCTCCTACTTCATTGTATGATGCAAGGGCACATGGTGAGCAAATGGTTGCAACTTCATTAGAGGGAACTGCTACACCTTGGGGTGAGAGCATGTTTGATGAGTCTACTGCAACTGAAGCACAGTTTCAGGAGTTAGGGGATATAAGAGCAGAGAATCAGCCTTGGTATGCACAGATAGGAGCAGGTCTTGCTAAGGGTGCTATACTTGCAGGTACTACTTTCCTTGATGGTACTGTAGGTTTGATATTTGGAGCTGGCACTGCAATAGGTGAAGGTAGATGGTCTGGTCTTTGGGATAATGATTTCTCTAAAGCTATGCAGTCTGTTAATGAGTGGTCTGAGCAGGCATTACCTAACTATTATACAAGGGCAGAACAAGAGCAGCCTTGGTATGAAAATATCTTCACTGCTAACTTCTTAGGTGATAAGTTTATCAAGAACTTAGGTTTCACAGTAGGTGCTTTCTACTCTGGTGGTGTCACAGCTGCTGGATTGAAGGTAACTAAGCTACCTCAACTCATTGGTGCTATTGCTAAGTCTTCAAAGGCTCCAGCAATAGTTAATACTGCTGTGGGTGCTACTATTTCAGCAGTAAATGAGGGTAGAATTGAAGCACTCAATAATAGTAAGGATTGGTTTGAGCTTCATAAAGCACAGCTTGATGACAGTCTAAGGGAAAGGTTAAATGCAATACAGGCTGAATATGAAGCTAATGCAGGAAAGGAACTTGTAAGAAGTGGTGTAGAGGGTAATCAATTTGTAGGCCCAGCTTATGTAAAGTATCAGGATGCTATTGCAAAAGAAAGAGAGGCTTACAATGCAGCACTTGGTAAACTGAATGAAGATAGATTGAAGATGGGTAATGCAGACTTGCTTATGAATATACCTATCCTTACTGCATCTAATATAATCCAGTTTGGTAAGTTATATGCCAATGGATTCAAGACTGCAAGAAAAGCTACCAATATAGTAGGTAAGGCAGGAGAATATACTGCTGGTACTACAAGGTTAGGTGCTGCTACTGCAATAACAAAGGGTGCATTATCTGAAGGTACTGAGGAAATGGCACAAGGTGCTGCAAGTAGAATAGCAGGTAACTATTATTCTACTGATGTAAATAACTTCTATAAGTCAAAGACTGACCCAGAGGCTGCACAAGAGACTTTGAGTTGGACCAAATCATTTGCTGAGGGAATCAATGAAACAGTAAATGATGGCTCTGTATGGGAAGAGTTCTTTATTGGTTCTTTGACAGGTGCATTAGGTATGCCAAGATTCAGAGGTGTAAGGAATGCACAGGGTGGCATTCAGTCTCCTATTACTATTGAAGGTGGTGCCATAAATGAGTGGAGAGATTATAATGAGAAGATAGCAAGAGAGAATGAGATTGCTAACTACATGAATAGCAGGATAAACTCTCCTGAGTTTAAGAATTACTATCAGGGTCTTATCAGACATAATAAGTATCAGAATGATATGAATAGAGCTGCTGAGGAAGGTGATGAGTTCAGCTTCAAGAATGCAGAACATGCTCAATTAGTATCTGATATTGCCATGTTTGATAATGCAGGTAGAATGGAAGACCTCACTACCTTAATTAACACAGCATTTGATACATCAGATGAAAATCTTGCCTCTATTGTGGAAAACACTACAACTACTTTTGAAGATGGTTCTAAGGTAGGTCCATTTGTTGATAAGAATGGTAATCCTATGTATGCTACCCCAGAAGGCAAGCAGGAAATGATAGAGAAGTTGCAGCAGAACCATGATGAAATGACCAATACTATCAACAATTATCTGAAGATAAAAGATGAGCTTGATATTAAGACAGGTCAGCAATTATCAGATGACCAGCTTGAAGAATTGACTTGGATGAAGTCTCAGATAGGCAATTGGTCTGAGAGAGCAACAGCCATGTCTGGAGAAGTAAAATCTGCAATAGGCAGTGTATTAGGTAACTTAGATTCATTCCTTAGATTTAATGAGCAGATAAGAGATTTTGAGGGTCAAACTCATGCTGATTTAACTGATAGATACAGACAGGCAGATGAGAATGTAAGAGCTATTCAAGGTGCAATAAATACTCTTAATCTTGTAAGAAGTCAGGATGATAAGACATTGGCTCATACATTGGCAACTAATCCTAAGTTTGTAGATGGTCTTGTTAAGGAGATTAATGAGGTAGATGAGACTGTACTTAGTGCAGATGAGAAAGAAGATATTACAACTAAGCTGAATGATATTGTTAAGTTAGGTAATGCCTCAAAGACATATAATGCAAAGCTGAAAGAGTATCTTGAAAATCCTCAAAAGCAAGCAGAAGACCATGCAAGAGCTGATGAGCAAGCTGTGCAACAAGAAACTAAGAAGAAGTCTGATGACTTGAAAGTATCTTTGAATGCTGCACAGAATTTACAGGAGTTCAGAGGCATCATAGATACCCAAGATGATATAGAGAATAAGGATAGAGTTCTAAAAGAACTTGAGGATGAAGGTAGTGAGATGGCTAAGAACTACAGAGAAGCTTCACAATACAATAATGAGGTGAGGAGAGTTCTTAATGAGTCAGATGCAGAACCACAGGTTAAGCAAGATGCTATGAAGCTCCTTCAAGACCAGTTCAATAACTCTGAAAATCTTGAACAGTTAGCTAATCCTAACTCAATTTATATTAATAATGAGAATGCCTTTGATGAAGATTCTGAGGGTGATGTTGAGTTGTCTGCAACAAGATTCCAAGAGGCTCAATATGCTTTGCAGAATGCAATGTCTCAGGTAAATAATGACAATAGATTCAAGGATAGATTCTCACCTGAATATAAGAAGCCTGTAGAGAAAAGAGAGGGGACTGTAAGAGGTGATGATAGAAGAGATACTACAGGAGACAGTGGTACATCTACTACTCCTACTGTAACAAGTAGTGAGGATTTACCTACAACAGAATTACCTGTAGGTAATATAACTGCTGAAATGGTTAATGAGGAGAATAAGAAAGCCAATGAGAGGGTAGAAACTCCACAAAGACCAAGCAGAGATACTCTCAATCAGTTCTATAGGCCTGCTATACCTGAACTGCATATAGAGGCAAGTAAGGAAGGGGACTTTAGACCATTTGATATTGTAGTAAGTGAAAGAAAAAAGAATGTAGATTTCTCTGGCATTTATGGCTATCTAAGAGACCAAGGAGCATTCAGATATGTAAATGAGGGTAATCTAAAAGCAGGTGATGAACTTGGCTTTATGATTGACCCAGACTATAATGAGAATACAATTTTCATTGTAGACAAGAGAAACAACCAAGTAGTAGGTAGTTTGGATGAGTCTGATTATAGTGTTTCAAGGTATGAGGGCTTGAAGGGTCTTGAAGAGAAGATAAGAAGTGAGTATGCTAACAGGCAAAATAAGACTGGCAAGTTCATTGCCACACCTGTTACAAAGGTATCTAAGGTAATGGTAGGTAGAGTTCCTTATGGTAATACTGAAAGGAGTTTATCTGAGATACCTAATGTATCCTCAACAGACAGAAAGCCTATCTTTGGTATTATAAAGAATGGTGTTCTTACCACTAATAGTAAGATTGATGATAGTCTTATTATCAAGCCAGTGGATATGAGCCAAAAGGAAGGTAGATTATATCTGCTTATACCTAATGGAGCTGGTAAGTATTCTCCTGCTGCTGTAAGGGTTAAGCACTTTAATAATGAAGAGTTCAATCTGAATGATAGCAATGTAAGTTCTACTCCTGTTGGAGAAGATATAAAGAATGCCATTACTAAGTTATCAACTGCTACATCACAGGATGATGTATCTGCTGCTATGCAAGACTTAGCACAAGACTTGTATATGCAGGATATTATGGTTACTTGGTTTAGTAGTAGGGCAGGTGATGGTATTGTTATCAGTAAGAAGGTAAGAAAGCCAGATGGTACTTATGAGAAAGTAATCATTAATGGAAAAGAGCAAATCAAGGAGGATAAGTATGATGTATATTTCTCTACAAGTAGCAAGAGTGCAGAGATTGGAGGTATAAACTTTGATGCAACTGCTCTTGAAGACTTGGGGGATACAAGTGCATTAGGTACTCCTAAGAATCCTGAGGATATATACAATGAGATACTTGGACACCTTATCAAGTTCAATCTTCCTTTACAGGTCAGCACAAGAAGAATAAATGAGGGTGCATACAACAACAGATTGATAAACTCTAATATCCTTACTTCAAATATTACTGAGGCTTCAGTAAGAAGTAATTGGTTTACAACTGATTACTTTGATAATGAAGGTAATCTTCATCAAGCTATAAGTCCAGCTTCTGTAGCTCCTCAACCTAAGAGGAAAGTAGAAACTCCTGTAGGAGGTACTGAGGGTGCTATTGCAGGCACAAGAATAGTATCTGTATTCTCAAATAAGCCATACTATGTAGACTTAAAGACAAACACTATCAGAGATGACCAAGGCAGGACTGTAGAAGTTACTGACAGTAATAGAATATTGTTTGACTTGGCTTGGGCACAAGATAACTTTGGGGATTCCACTAACTCATCAATGATGGTAGATAATAAAGTTCTTACTCCTGATGGTAAGGTACTTGACAGGAGTAAGCAGACATATCTTAGTGGTCAGGATGTAAAGGATACTATTGCAGGCAGGAAGAAAGAAAGAGAGGACAGGGTTTCCAAGTCTAAGGAGGTTATCAGTGAAATATATGAGAACCAAAAGAGAATAGACAAGACAAGAACTGATGGAGAGTTTTATTATGTACTTGAAGATGATGGTGAATATCACCAATATAGTAGAGTACATAGTAGATTAGGTTCTAATTGGGTAGAATCTCCTAAGCAAACAGAGGCTTTAACACAAGTAAGAACCAAGCTATCACAGTTAGTTGATACTCCTGCTCAATTTGACAATTACTTGAAGTTCCTTGAAAACAAGTATAAGATTAATCTTGATGGTTATCAAGGAAAGACTGATGCTAAGAGTAGAGATACTATTGTGAATATAGTAAGAGATAAGATGTCTGGTACTAATTCACAAAGAGCACTTGATGCTGGCTCAGCAATAGATAGTATTATTAGACAGTATTTTACTGTAAGGGATGTATCTAAGATAGTGAAACCATCCAATATGTTAGAGAGTGCTTTCATAGATTTGATTACTACTCTTAATAGGATTAAGTTAAATATGGAGCAAATGGGAGAAAGATTCCTTGCTGACAATATTGTATTATTCCAAAAATATCCTGATGGTACAAGAGTTGCAGGAGAGGTTGATATTCTTTCTGTTGATAAGGATGGTAACTTTAGAATCTATGATGTAAAGACAAGTAGATACAGCTTCTATGACTTTACAGACAGATATGGTCATAAGGTTAATTACTTTACTACTCCATCTGCTACTCAGAGGATGAGTGCAAAGGATTACTATACTTTACAACTTTCTGCTTACAAGAACTTATTTGAATCTCAGTATGGTGTACCAGTTACTAAGTTGGCTGTAATGCCATTTGTATTGAGTTATGATAAGGAGAATGTATCAGCAGTACAAAGTGAAAAAGGTATTCCTGTTGCATACAATCCTGCTGTTAATGTACCTTTAGCAAGTGCAGTTAAGGTAGATAAATCTACAGAAACTCCTGCTACTCTAGCACAGGCTCAGACAGTATTGCCTATTTTTGAAACCTCATTAGAGACCCAAAATCCTATTGAGGATTTAACACCTGAACACAGTATGAATAATGCTGATGAGGGAGTAGGTTACTTTGAGTTGGATGGCAAATTACATAAGGGATATGTTACACCACTGACTGTAATTGATGGGGTTGAAGTTCATGTAACTAAGGTTCCTAATATTACAAAGGGATTTGGTAAGGAAGCTGCTCATGTAGCTTCAAATAGCTTCTATGCAGTATTCCCTAATGGTAAGACATTCCTATTCTTGAAGAATAATCCTGTGCAGGGGGGTATGACCCAATCACAAGTTGAGGATGCAATTAGGAAAGGACTTGAAGCTAAGCCTCAGAAAGTTAAGGAATTAGCATCAGAAAAGACTATATTGTTTGACCCTGATGCAGTATCTACTGTAAGTGCTGCTCCTATCACTACTGTGGAAACTCCTGCAACTATTAATCAAGGTAATACCCAGACAGGTGCTGCCTATACTGCTCAAAAGGAACAGGCAATAAATGACCATGATGAAGAGTTTGAGGATGAATTTACTTTAAGAAGAGTAGATGACACAGAAGCTACAGTATGGAATCAGGAAAAGGAACTTAATTGGTTGAGTAGAGTACTACCTCAATTAAGTGAGAATGATAGAGTACAAGTAGTAAAAGGTCTTATTAAAGTAGGCAGACAAGGTGCTTTAGCTTGGGGTCAATTTGATAAAGGTGTAATCACATTGTCTGACATAGCTGCTGAAGGTACTGCATACCATGAAGCATTCCATGCTGTATTTAATCTCCTTCTTGACAATAATGAGAGACAGGCACTATATGATGAAGCAAGGAAATTATATGGTGAAAAAGACAATCTTTCTCTTGAGGAAGATATGGCAGAAGGATTTAGAGAGTATGTAATGACAAGACAGAATAGGGGCTTAGGTAAGAGAATACTTGATTTCTTCAAGGAACTCTTTGCTAAGGTTACTAACTGGAATAACTTTAGACCTTCCTTGATAGACTACTATAGAAGAATTAATGAGGGTAAGTATGCAGATAGTACATTCAAAGTTCCTACTATCAGTGAATTGAGAAGTACTACTTCAACTACTACATCATTTAATACTTTAAGTGATTCTATGCAAGAGAATTTATTGAAGAAAGGTTGGACAGCAGAGAAGTTTGATTCAATCTCTCAAAAGGAGAGAGACCAAGCTATTAAGTGTATAGCCTTTTAGTCAGTAGGATGAAATTTTTTATTAGGGGGTAACAGAAATGTTACTCCCTTTTACTTTATGTAAAAAAAAATAAGGGGAGGAGTAGAACTTAATCTACTCACTCCCCTTTCTATTATTAACAATTAACTTTATTGCTTAAAGAATGGAATACCTTCCTCAGGATGCAAACCTCTATAAATAGTTTTGTTCATTGGAATAAGTGGAGATTCAAAGAATAGTCTTGTTGCCTTAGACTCTCCTTCATATCTTCCTGACTGTATCAAAGCATCTTCTCCAGCAAATACTTCATAATTAAATGGATTCACAAGTCCAATTAAATCAAGAGTATTTTCAAGAGTATTAATGCCAGCAGTAGGAGACTTTATAATCTTCAATCCTTCTCCAACCATCTGAGGTCCAGGAATCAATGAACCTAATTCAGTGTATAATTTTCTTGCCTGATATTCTGCCATCTTAGCCAACCAAGGTCTATCCTTGTCATCTGACCAATCCATAAGACCAAGTACAAGTGCTACTGCTAAGAAGTGTCCTACTTCAGTTGCAGCTCTTTTGATGTTTGCTTTCTCAGTCTTGGAAAGTTGGTTCCAATTTGCAGCTAATGCAAACTGACCTTCTTTCAATTCCTTAGCAAGCTGCATCAAGAACCTACCTGTGGTATTATAGTAACCTTCTGTCCATGCTTGCAAGTCATAGTTATATGTGGCAGACTTAAATCTTCTATTCAAAGATGGCTTAATCCACTTTCTAAACATAACACCCATTCTACCTACAGCTAACCTTTGTACTGCACTTCTGTCAGCCTTATTGTAAATACCGTGCATTCTCTGATTTATAGCAGCAGACTTTCTACTGAATGCTATAATATCATCTCTTGTAAATGCAGACCCATCCTCCTTAGTATAACCTTGCTTTAACTGTAACTTAGCACCTAATTTCTTGTTATTCTTATCAATAGGAACCACTTCCATAGCATCCCATAGAGATACTATCTTACCATCAGGAGCTTTCATTTTATAAGCATCTGCAAGTGCTAATGAGGTTCTATTCTGCATCCAATGCTCACCAGCATTATTCATAAGGAATAAAGCAGAAGTACCAAACATTCTACTGAACCAAGTCTTTCTGTCAAAGTTTACTTCCTTAACATCAGTCTCATATTCCTGCATTACATTGAATAATTCATCCCACAAAGCAAGTTTACTTGTCTTGACTCTATTACCAATCTCTGCAAGAAATTCAGGTAATGCTTGACCATAGTTTCTATCAGCCCTTAGAGTATTAGATTCATTAAAGAACTCCCCAGAGAAAGATTCAATCCTCATCATAACTCCACCAGTAGCCACATTGGAAATACCTGATAGTACATTGACAGCTAATGTATTAAGAGAAGTCATCCTATTAACAAAGTTAGCCACCTTTCCTTTATCAATCTTAGTATTACCAAATGTGCCTTCATCAGCCATGTATCTACCATAGACCTGCATCTCAAAGAAGTCATTTAGTCTCTGCATAAATCTTGTTTCATCACCAGACTTAGTGAGAGTAGATTCTACTTTCCTACCTACAGACTTGAACTTTTCAACCAGTGGTTTACCACCTCTTGTCTGTATAATCTCCCTTTCTTTCAGCATATCTCTGCCAAGCTCAAGAACATCAATTACTTTATTCATTTCATTGAAGTCATTAGCCATAGCTGCATAAGCTGTGAGAGTAGATACTATATCAGTAGATAGGTCATTAGGGCTTTCACCTTCTTTCATCTTGGTATAGTAGATAGGAAGTACTTGCACCTCTTTACCTTCAAAGTCCTTTACTGTAGCCCTATCTCCAAACTCAGTGTCATCTGTCCTTCTAATGAATTGGTCTTTGACTGCTTCCCAAAGCTGTAAACTACCTGACTTTACACCATCAGATGCCTTTACTCTTTCAAGTAAGTCCTTTCTGATTTTAACTGCATTAGTTAAGGTAGTGTACTTGTCAGGAAGGTATGAATCCAGCTTAGCTTTTATCTCCATAACCTTGTTGTAGTATTCTTTCTGGGCAGGATTCAAATTCTGATAAGCCTTATTGCCATAGATTGATACTTTAGGTTGCTTCTTTCCATTGACTACCTCCATATTAGCATCAAACCAAGCTTGTCTCTCCTTTCTGTACTTCTCTGCATTATCTCCTACAGGATTCTTACCATACTTCTCATTAAGAGACTTGAACATTTCCCTGACTTTCTCTTTGAATAGACCTTGATTAATCTCAGAGATATAATTACCTGTAAGATTGCCTTTACTGTCTCTCTCAAACATCCAATCAGTGCTCTTAACTCCAGCTTGCTCTAACTTAATGGTAGCAGCTTGAAGCTCCTTCATAACATTGATGGTCTCCAACCTTGCATTTTCTTTACTCTTCTTGACAGCTTGGTCCATAACTTTCAGCATATAATCTGAAGAGTCTGCCATAGAATCAAGCCATCTATCAAAGAAAGATATGTCCTTGTCAGCTATCTTAACTAAGTCTTCAGCACTCATAGTCTTGCCCTTGAACTTGCCAAAAGGAACAGTTATACTCTCTCCTACAAAAGGTTTAATGAAATCAACAAAGAGAGGCATTGATACTTCATTGTACCTTACAAACAAGTCTCCAAGTAATGTAGTTGTATTGTCCAATACTACCCTTACTCTCTGACCATATCTATTGTCTGCATACTTCTCTTCATCAATAAGAGCCTTCCTAATATCATCAGTAATATGCTTGTAACTATACAAGTAGTTTCTGACATCTCTTAGTACTCTGGCTCTCTCATTAACATTAGTAGCAGGAGTATTCTGTAGCATAGTAAGTCTGTCACTTACCTTAGTCAATTCTTCAAGAGCATTCTCTACAAAAGTATAAATACCCTCAATCTCATTGTTATCAGCTAATTCAATATCCAATCTATCAATTAGTAACCTTTGATTAGCACTAAACTGGCTATTAGGATTTCTCTTTTCATAAATCTTCAATCTCTTCAACTCATTCTCAATGATTCCTTGAAGTAACTTCTTATCTCTTGCCACTCTCTCTGAGGTACTGTAAAATACCCCACTTGAAGCTATATTGCTAACATCAATAGCCTCATCCATGCTGCCATTAAGTATTTGCTGTGCTAAAGAACCAAAGTTCTTGTCAGCCTCCTTCATGGCTCTTTGTATAGGACTTGCACTAATATTCTTAAAGAAACTCTTAACTGCTTGGATTACTCTTTGCAGTAGATTCTTATAAGGAGCAGATGGGATATTCTCACCTTGAAGAAGATGCTTTGCAAGTAGTTTACCCGCAGCTTCTTTTGCCAACTTAGTCTCATCACTATGATATAAGGTATCATAGGTGTCATAGTCCTCACCTATAATTTCTCTTGCCAGCCCATTGGAAGATATATTATTGATAAGTCTTGTGATAAGTGGATTATCACCCATAGCTTCAATGGCAAAGTGTGCAAATTCCTCAGGAAGTGCTCTTTCACCTTGAATACCATTAGCAAGCCTAATCATTTCAACAAGACCATTTGCTGCATTTCTTGCAACATCAAAATCAGTCACACCATGAACACCCATTCTCTTTTCAAGGTTAGTCAAAGCACCTATCCCTATTCCATGAGACTCAAGAATACCTCTCAACCTGTTATTAAGGTTTTCATTGTATTCCATCTTGTCTGCATTAATAGAGTTAAGCCTGTTTCTTTTCTCAACCTTTACTCCAATGAATACTCTTGGAGATTCACTGTCTTGAATCTTAACTATATTAGCCACATAATCATCCCTATACTCTGAGTTCTGATTAAAGGCTATAGCCCTTTGTTTCAACTTTTGATAATTCTCATCATTGTTTACCCATAGGGCTGGTCTGTCCATTCCTTTCTTATAGTACCCAATCTCCCTATTAAGTCTCTCAAGTACCTTAGTTTCTGGAATGACTTTACTGAGATTAGTCTGCTTTAGCAAACTTCTCAATGTAGGTTCACTGTTTTCATCTAATGTTAGCCTTGGATTCCAGTCTCTTATAAAAGAGTCAGCTTTTGTAATAAGATATAGTCTTGTAGCCTCACTTCTATTGTTTGAAGTGAAGGACAGCAAGTCCTTAAATAACTTGCTGTCCACTACTTGACCATTTCTATTCTTCACCTTTGGAATAATTGCACAACTTCTTGCCATATCTTATAAACTATATAATGTTGGAGCACCACAAATACTATCACCATTCTCATCCTTATACTCTGTATTAGGCTGAATAGCTGTTACATCATCAGCCTTTGGAGCAGAAGTATCAAGAGGAGTACCATATACCTGTTGGAAAGCATCAGTATCTACCTCTGGAATAGAATCCCAATACTCTTGAGGCATATCTTGATAGTCAGGCATAGAATCATAATCAACCTCAGCATCTCCAAGGTCAAATCTTGACAATGTATCTGCATAAGGGTCATAATCTTTCCTGTTCTTATCAATTACAGTTTCCATCTCTTCTACATCCTTACCATATTCATATTCAATAAAGCTGTTTCTGAAACCTAATGGTTCAATCCTTTCATAGGTTGCAACATTAGTTTGTTCAGTACCTAATGAAGTCAGTTTGTAATAGACATAGTTTCCTCTAATTCTCTTACCTATATACTTAAAGAAGTCATAAGCAGGACCATCAGGAGTATCTATCCTTTTCTTGATAACTTTCTTATCTCCAAAGGTAGCATTATCATCAATCACAAATGTAACTTCATCCTTAACTTCATTATCCTCTCCTATGAACTGGACAGAGGCTGTATCAGGGATTTCAGGAACCAACTTTCTGTTATCCAAGTGGTTATAGACATATTGGTCTACAAATTGACTATAATCATCACTTGATGACAAGAGAGTTCTCAATGTACTTATGTACTCTGGGATAGCATTTCTCACTGCCACAGGTGCCAAATGGATGAAGGTTGAAGGTCCAAATGCAAAGCCATTCCTATAATAGCTGTACCTGAATAAGTTAAGAGCAAGTTTCTGAGCTTCTGGGTTACTCATATACAATAGAGATGCCCAATCTCTCATATATCTTTCTCTCAAAGTAGGACTTAACTGACCTACATTCTTAAACACTACTGTGTCTACAGGATTACTGTCATTTGCCCTGATTACCTTGAGTCTCTTAATAAATTCAAGGTCAGCTATATCCTCATTATCTGTAACCACTCTCTTGAAGTATTCAGGGAAGTTATTGATGAAATCCTTTCTCTTATCAGAGGAAGTTACAATAATATCACCTACTTCTGAGTCAGGGTTTACAATCAATTCAGAACCAAAGAATCCATTCTTTGACATGATATAGGCAAGCAGGTCATTATAAATACTGTTCATAGTCTTTACATTCAACTTACCAGTCTTAGTCATGTCTCTAAGGTCATCAATTACAGTCCTGAATGATTCAGTATATTGAGGGAAATAAGACCTTAACATTTCTTCTGTCTTCTGCAAGCCAAGAGTATAGAAAGCCTGTAAGAAAGGAAGAGGAGCTGACAATAGTCTTTCTCTTAGAGTGTCAGTGTCAGGATTGTCTGATAACAGACCATCAAGTATTACATTGGCATTCTTCAATGGGAACTTGTCATTATTCTCTATTTGGTCTAACAGGTCTTTCACTTTCTGCATCTTCAACTCTGTATCTGCAATAGTAGGACCAGCAGCACCTCCTTGGGTATCAGACCTTGTAGCCTGTACTAACTGTCCCAAAGCATCAGCAGAGTTCATAATTCTCTTGAACAAATATCCAACTGCAACTTGTTTCTGATAGAACTCAATCTTTCTGAAATCAGAAGTCTGAGACCTGTCAGTAACAGCTTCCTTAGCAAGCATTATGTTATCTGCAAGCTCTTCAATGTAGAAGCTATTATTCTTGTAGTTATCATAAGTCAAGTCATTATTAAGAGCAGCCTTCTCCTTATACTTATCCAGTACTTCATCAATGATAGTATCTTTACCTTTACCTTCTCTACTCTCTCTAAAATAGGTCTGAGTAATCTCTTGAACTATAGGCTGCATCATTAGCAGACCTATCTCAATAGGATTATAACCTAATCTTGAAAGAAGCATAGAAGCATCAGCAGTGAAAGTATTCTGATTAAGTGCTGCAAGCACAGGGTCTTTAACATTATCCACAGAAGCAGCCAAGAATCCAGCATTATTCTTTGAGATAAATTCCTTGTCACCATTCATAATATCATGTAAAGATGTAAGTCTCTTTCCATTCAATACAAATGAGCCATTTTCTTCATCCAAAGCTAACTGAGTATGTTGCATCAAAGCATGGTTTGCATTATGATTGGCATAAATACCAATCAACTTAGCACCAGTCATGTTTTGTTGATGTAGCATCACCTGAGTTCTTGGTGATAATGGGTCCATCTTGACCTTTGTTTTCTCTGCCAACTTATCAAGAGTGTCAAGGTCTAAGTCAAATAGGTATGAAGCAATAGACTTAGGATAAGACTTTCCACCTTTCTGTACAGTCTTATTAAGTTCCATGCCCATATCTTTTAATGCTTGAGCCAAGTCACTCTCATAAGAATCATTGAGAATAGTCATTATCCTTGCAGACTTCTTCTGATAATCAAAACCACCTGGGTTAAGAATCTTTGAAGCTGTATCTGCATTAGTCAGGACTCCATACATCATATCTATCAGCAAGTTATTTCTTGCCTCAAGACTATTCTCCTGTGGAGACTTATTGAAGTCATACTTCACCTTACTTATAATAGGCTTGGCAAGTCTGTACTTCTCTTTGTTCTCATTGAACCATTCCTTAAAGTCATCAGTATCTGCATTGAGAATATCTTCTGCCAACTGGCTATGAGTGAATTGTGACAATACTTGATTGAATAAGCTATTCATTCTTGCATAGTCTTCTCTTGCCTGTCTCATATCAAACTTCTTGACTCTGAACTCAGGTAACATGATATACATCTTATCCACATCAAAGTCAGAACCTGATAGAGTAGTAATCTCAGCAGGAAGCATGATTGCAGAACCATTCTGTTGAGGAAGGAATCCCTTAATATACAGAGGAGCCATTGAGTACTTATCCTCTGTTGGAACTCTATATCCAATCAACTTTCTCAAATCCTCAGGAAGTTTAGTTACATCAAGCTGGTGAGTTACTGGGTCCATAAGAGGCTCATAGAACTCTCTACTATATGCAGGCATATAGCACTCAAGATACTTAATCCTCTTGTTGGCACCTTCACCTTCAAACACTACATGAAGTTCATCAGTCAAGCCATAATCAGATACCTGAATTAAAGCTCCACCTCTAATCTTCTGTTTAGTGATTCTACTCTTGATTACACTATTAAGAAGTGTCTGTACTCTTTGAGATTGCACAGGGTCAAAGAGGGGTATATTGAAGTTATTGTTCTCATCAAGAGTACAAGCCCTCATCATATCCATACCATATCTTTGATTACCTCTTATCTCTTCAAGTAAGATTTCTTCTACCTTCTTTGGGTCTTTGAATATTTTATCTACATCAACAAATGCTTGAAGAATATTCTCAGTATTGATGGCATTATATAGGTCAAGCCACTCCTTCTTAGTCATCTTTTTACCATTAACTTCAATGATTGTGTCATCAGAGATGTCAGCAGTAATTAGCTTTCTAATCTGAGTACCTACCAACTGAACAGCATCAATAGCATGTTCAGGAGTTGCAGTCTGAATACCATAATCTTCATAAGACACCTTATGTACCACATTAGGATTCTCATTACCAAATCCAATACCTGTGGTATCTTTAAGTCTTTGGATTACATCAGCCTCTGTATTAACATCATTCAAATCTATTACACCTTGTTTTCCAACCTTAGTAGTAGATTCAAACTGAACTACATCAATCTGATTATCCTCCATAAACTTATTTATGGCTTTCAGCTTGCCTGACCTTCCTAAAGAACCAGCAATTAGTTCGTGCATAGCAAGTAATAGGAACTCTGAGTTCTTATGCTGTACAGGAGTCTTAATTCCAGTATGACCTTCAATGCCACTGTTATTATTGACTTGTGTATAAACATAAGGCTTCTTAGTCTGCCAAATGATATTGAAGTCCTTAATATTCCAATCTCCATTCTTGAAGTTGTTATATGCTTGCTCCATATCATCTGTCCACTGACCTGACATACCAAGTATTGCCCTATAGGAACTCAAACTTCTATATGCCTGAGCATCTGCTACATTCACATTTCTAAACTTGCTGATGATATTATCTCTGTCTATCTTGGTCATTTCATTTCTTCTAACCCTTTCATCAAGTACAGTCTTGATGTCTTCAAGTACAGAAGATACTATCTCATCATCCTTCAAGTAGATGGTTCTTTCCCAATCCCTACCAATTCTCTCACCTTTATAAGTAGCCTTAGTATTCAGTCTAAGAGCAGGAGCATGAACCTCCTTATATCTCTTCTGAAAGTCCTCAAGGTTCTTATAGAAGGCAAGGTCAGTAGTAGTAAGCTGGATAATTTGTGAAGTAGCTAACTTACTGTTCCAATAGTATTCTCTAAGTGCATCCTTAGCATTGTTCTTAACAAACAGGCTTCTTGAGATTGACTGAGCATCTTTCAACTCCATCTCACCTCTTGTTGCCTTATCTGTGAGTAATGCCTTGATTTGCTCCATCAGACTACTGGCTTCCCTACTATCAAAAGCACTATTATTGTTATAGGCTCTAAGCATCAGTTCCATATTGGTATTCCACAATGAACCTAAGGCATCTTTAGCCTTGATAAGTGCCTTTGCAGTTATTGCATTCTGCTTGGACTGACCTTCAAAAGGAAGATACTTGTACTTACCATTAGGAAGCTCATCCAAAAGTCCTGCCCTCATCCAATCTCTATAGGTCTGTTCAAAACCATCTTCCATCATGTCATTAAGAGTAGTTCTTAGGAAGTTCCTAAGTTCAGCACCAGTACCTTTGGATTTAAGTCTGCTTAACCTATCAATGAATGTCTCTCCATTGTCATATCTGAGGTTGTTAAGTGCAGGAAGGAACTTAAATTCTGCACCTCCCATACTCTTTATACTTCCATCTTTCTTTCTGACAATATCATAGTTAGCAATAGGCTCTACACTCTTATCTCCACTCTGATAAGCCTCATCTCTTTCTCTAACCAGCATAATTCTGTCATACTCTTGATTAACCAAGTCTACTAACTTGTCAAGGATAACATCATCATAGGTTCTCTTCTTACCATTCTCATCAAGCACATCACCTGTTGTGTACTTTCTGAATCTGATAAACTCAGCAGAAGGACTATCTGAAAGAATAGGAACATGATACCAAGCATACTTTATACTTGACTTTGCAGAATCAGGGTCTCCCCAATATTCTGTAAGAAGAGCCAAAGTATAATCCAAATCATCCCAATTAGTATAGTCTACCTTATCAGAGTTCAATACTACTTTATGGTTAAGACCTCTTCTCAATTCATCAGACTCTGCAAGCTGTCTTAGCCAGTCATTTCTCCAATGACCATCCTTAAAGAACCACTCATAATCCTTGAACTCAGTCTGCATAAACTGTTCAAATCTCTCCTTGTCATTCATAACATTCTTGAGATTCTTAATAAGCTTACCTAAGTAGTTAGGAGTAACATGAGAATAGTAAGACTTATCATTCTCTCTGACACTACTTTCAATAGCATCCTCAGTAACTTCTGCCATCATACTTGCAATCATATTGTAAGCAGAGCCAAAAGTATTGATAAGGTCTCCTCTCTTCTCAGTACCATCCTCCCTTGTCTCAGACTTGACTTCACCTTTCTTAATACCACTGAATATGACATTCAATTGTGGTAAAAGAAGCATAATTGGGTCAGTAAATGTGATACCTGGAGCTGTCTTTATATCAGTTAATGCAGTCTTTAATACAGAAGGATTGGCATCAATACCTAACATATGAAGCAACTTCATTATGGTACTCCATACATCTCCTCTCTCTAAGAGTTGAAGTCTGGATTCTGTATCAAGGTTCTGGAACATATTGTTCAATGTCTCAGTCCATTGTAAACCTTTAGCTGCATTATCCTTGTTTATTTCCCCATTCTTCTCATACACACTATCATCATCAAGCTGCACTCCATTCTCATAGTTATCTCTCCAAGCATCAAGGAGGTAATACACACCTTCAGGCTTATTGATGGCAATAGTTTCCATCTTGAAAGTACCATCAGGCATCATCTTCTTCTTTTGAATCCAGTAAGGCATAAAGTCCTTTCTGAAGTCTTGGTAGAATTGAGAGAATAAAGTCTCATCACCTTGAAGTAACTTGGTTACTTGCTTAACCCAAGGCTTGATTCTTTGTAAATCCTGCATCAAAGGAAGCATATCATCAGAGTTAATCATGTTCCTTAACTTGTCAATGAAAGTAGCATGAACATAGTCAGCATCAAGGTATCTTGTAAAACCTAAATCATCCTTTTCATACTTGCCTCTATAGTCAAGTTTAGGTACTTGTCTGATTACTTTTCTTACAGCTTGTGACAGAGACTCATGTGAACTTACCTGTCTGAAATTAGTCATCCATCCATCCTTATAAGCCTCTTCTTGTCTCCAATCCTCTGCTTCATTATCTACCTCACTGTTACCATCAGGGTCATCATCATTGAGGTTTGCATCAGCAGGTGCAATGTAGTTGGGGTCTATCCTAATACCCTCAGTCATTACAAGCAAAGTACTTGCTTCCTCAGCAAGAGCCTTATAGACATAAGGGTCATCAACTATCTTCTTATACTCCTGATTCTTATAAGCAGCTTTCTTCTTGGCAGCTTCTAATTTCTGCTCATCAGAGAACTTATCTGCACCTCTCATAGAATTGATTGCATTAAGTTCTTGCTGTATTCTGCCCTCTTCTGTATCTTGTACATAAGAATTGAAGATGTTAGCTACTCTCTTGAATATACCAGCAGGAGTGTATTTCTTTATAGCAGAGAATCTATCCAAGCTATTAAGCTCAGCCTGTAATTCTTCCTTCTCCACACCACTGGCATCATCAATTCTTCTCTTCAAAGAATCAGTCATTTCCTGCAAGGCATTATCAACTTCATTACTGAAGAATCTTGCAATAAGTGTCACTCTATCTCTTCTTGTTCTTGGGTCAAAGAGTAGGTCCACCTTTTGCTGCTCCTCAACAGAAGTAATCCTTGGAGTATTAAAAGAACTGCTAAGTGCCTCATCAAGCTGTTTAGTAGCTTCACTACTTCTCAGCTCCTTAATAAAATCATTGAGTTCACTACCTAATGGAATATCCTCAATAGACTTATTATTCTTTTCCTGCCACAATCCAACCAAGTTAAGTATTGATTGCTCTGTTTCATTAGGAAACTTCTTAGCTAATTCTCTAATTTCTGGTGTTATAACTAAACAACTCATATAATTAAAAGTGTTATTTGTGCAAAGGTAAGGAATTTAATTGTAATACACAAGGTATTATGGGAAAAAGTTAAGGAGGAATAAGTGATTAACTTACTCCTCCTTATAAGATTACTCAACAATGTACTTGACACCATTGAATATAAGCCACTTGATAGTGTTGATATTGACTGGTCTAATACCTGACTCTTTATCAGTCTTAGTAATATCCATATCTACACAATCATATCTGCCATCTCTTGATTCAAATTGAATCTTATAGCCTCTAAGAACTCTATCTTCACCTTCTTCATAAGGAAGTACAGGGTTATTAACCAGCTCAGTAATAAGATTCTTTGCTGCATTTGCAACACCTTTCTTATTGTTCTTAACTGTGTCAATACTATTTGAGAACTGCTCTACAATAGCATCAATCTCTTCCTGTAACTTCCTCTTACTCTTAGGCTTATCCTGCTTCTTGAAGCATACAGTAAATACTTGACCAGAGTGTATCTTTTCAAAGATACTCCTAATACCAAGAGTACCATCCTTCTTATCTTCCTTAGTTACTTTTACTGTAGTCTCAAACAGGTCAGCAGAATTAGTATAGTTCTTCAAATAGCTCATACCAATCTGAACCTCTTCACCACTCTCAAAATGAGTAAGCCAAGCATTAGAGCCTGATACTCTGCTCACAATATAGTGAGAACTCTCACTAATAATGGAACCTTGCTTTAACTGATTTATTTGCTCAATCATATCAAATAAGCTTTTCTATATTAGACATAAATATTTCAGCCTCTTGCTTAGTAACACCAATAGTTTTGATGTCTTCCTGCAATGCAGCAATTTGAGATTCCTTCTTTGCAATCTCTGACTCCATTTTTGCATGGAGATTACTTGCATTCTCATGTGCAGTCTTAAACATAGACTTAATGCTTGCCATTCTTTCACTGAAAGAAGGTGTAGCTACAACTGATTTCTTTATACCAAAAGCCATACTCTTTTTTTTTTAGTTATTAATATACTTCCTTGCAATAAATTCCTTCATTAAAGGTTCTGCTAATTCCTTAGCCTGAGGATGTGGAGCACCTGTAGTACCTCTTGCTCTTAGGTCAAAGAAGTGATTCCAATCAGATACAAATCCAGTTACAACCAATTCTGTCTTTAAGGAATTAGGTAAAACAGCTCTTGCTTGTTGAGGAGTCCAAGGATTATTCCTGAACCCAGTCTTATATCTCTTGTCAGGTATCTTATCATCCCACTTCTTGAGTAAATCTAAATAATGGGCTTCTGCAAACCTTAAGCTATCTATAAATAACTGGTTATAAGTATTATCCTTATAGTTATAATCCTCTAACCAACAAGGTTCAATAAAGGTAAGTTCATTACCAAACTTATCCTTAGAATAGTTACAATACCTTGTGCTTTCTTGAGCAAAAGACATTACTCTATGTCTTACAAACTCATGGGATACTCCTCTATCACATACAAAGTGAACAGTAATTCTCTTTGCATGGAACTCTGTAGGTTTACAAATATACTTCAAATCATCAAGCCAATCATTCTCTATAATAACTCTATAATTACTGGTTATATACCAATAGTCATTCTCACTATTATTCATTACTACAGAGTAAGGATTGTCTATATACTTTATAACTATAGGTTCATAAGGAATTTTAAGATACACTGTACCATGCTCTAACATAGCTCCATGACCAGACTTAATCATCCTATCTACAAATGGCTTAGCAGAACCTTCTGTTATCTTATCCTCAGATTTATAGCATACTCTACCCACTTTCTCAATTTGTTTATAGACTCCTTCAAGACCAGCAGGTTGTTCCCATACTTCAAAACTTGGTTTAATTAGCTTCATTGCAGAACTCTTTTAATTCTTGAATACCTAACAGACCACTATGTCTTTTTACAACATTTCCCTCATCATCTACTAAGATGAGAGTAGGTACTGTTCTCACCTCATACTTGGCTATAACATCATAGCCCTCTACAGATTGAACATCTATACTCTCATGTGGAATACCTGCAAGTTGGAGATTACTCTCCAGTGTCTTGCAAGGTCCACAAGTTCTTGAATAAATCTTTAATACTTTCATTATACTTCTACCGAAGATACCTTGTACTCATCCATGAGTTCCTTTCTGGTTGAGGACTGCAACATATTAATGGCAGTCACAATGGAACCAACAGGGTTTCCCTTTACCAGACTCTTAAAATTTTCAGCTTTCTTGCTCATAATGTTTCCTTTTCTATTCACTTTCATTAATTACTTCAAAGTCATCAACATTCCAATCTCTTAAATCAAAAATAGCTTGTACTTCTTTCTTTGATTTAGGAGCTATGTAATCCCAAGCTTTCTGAGGCAATACAATTTGCTCTTCAACTGCACCCTTGAGGTCACAGTTTGAGTAGTCTATATCCTCAAAGTATTCACCATCCTCATCCTTTCCAGAGTCAGTAATCTGATAATCAGATACTTTAATCTTTACAGTTTTACTAAGGGTAACACTTACTGTGACCTCAATTTCCCTTTCAGGGTTATCAACCTGATTCCAGGGTGCATTAGGGTCATGTTCTGCCCCTGGGGGATAATATCCACTTTCAGTCATTTCTTTTTCTTTTTAATGTCTGTTATCAAGTTATTCTCTTTAATCAGTCTACGAGCAATTACACATTCAAGATTCTTAGGTATGCTGATATGCCTTCCCTTATCATTCACATAGATAGCATGGTCTCCATTATGTCTGTCATAATAGAAACCATTGAACTCTACTATCTTTATGAACTCTCTTGATGTATATTGTCTCATACTACACTTTCAGAATGTCTTTATACTTCTCATAAGTCTTTCTTATGACCTCTTCTCCTATTGGATTAGGTCTCTTTGAGTCCCTCTCTATACAGTCTTGAAGAGGTATAAAGAAGTCCTTAAATTCAAGGCTGTACTTTGGTCTAACCACAGCAGGTACTATTCCTTTAGGATTGTTCCAATCATCAAGCACTCTATTATAGTACTCTAATTCCTTGGGATTGAGATTCATATTATCAATAACAATATCAAAACCATAGGACATAGAACTCCATAGGAAAGTACTCTTCAAATCCTTTACCAAGTCTTCTCTACTGGGAACCCAATATTTACCTAACATATTTCTGATGTCATCATTATTGAACCTTACTCTATGTTCAGGGTCTTCAAGTACCCATTGTTTAGCCCATGTAGTTTTACCACTACCTTGAATACCTCGGCATAAAATTATCTTTGGCATTGTCTTTCCTCCATGTATTCTTTATGTTCTTTACAGTACTCACTACCTTCCACAACAGGCTTCCCACAAAAGTGGCACCTCTTTTTAGCATTAAATCCTAATTCAATACTTGACTCTACTGAATCTTGGATTACTCCTCTAATAATACCAAAGGCAGTATTCAGTCTATCATTCTCAAGAGGTGTAAGTACTCC